CCGCCGTCCTCCAGGACCCGGCGCTCGGTCTCGGTCATCCGGCCGACGGCCCGTTTCGGGTACTGGTCGAGGACGGCGTAGGTGACCTCGCCCATCCGGCAGACGGCATCCAGGTCGTCCTCGTACCAGGAGTGGATCGTTTCGCCGGGGTTCTGGTGGGTGAAGGTTTTCGGCGCGGGCAGGCCCGGCGGCGATCCCGGCGGTTTGTCGGGGCTGCCCGGCGGCCGACCCGGCTGGTTGTCCTGCGGGCCGGATTCGTTGGTCGAGAAGGGAACTTCGGCCGGGGTCAGGATGTCGTCGGCGCCGGATTCCTTCTCCAGTTTGCGCTGCTCGACAGCCGCATCGAAGTCGAAGCCCGCGTACTCGACGGCCCACTTGCGGGGGATGTCGCCACGGTCCCGGAGCTTCAGCATGTAGTCGGTGAAGAACTGGGTGCCCTGGAGAACGATTTTCGGGAAGGCGATGCACGGCGCCTCTTTTTTGAAGACGTTGGGGTTGCGGTTGACGATCTCGTCGTAGATGTAATCCTCGGTGTGGGCTTTCAGCATTTTCCGGTCCGAGGTGATGACGCGGGCCTTGCTCTCCAGCTCGGGGTTCGCCGTCGAGCTGCGCGCGGGCTGTTCCTGCGCGGTCTCGGGAATGCGGAGCATGCCCTGGACGATCTTGCGGCCGAGGAGCCGCCGCTTCTCCGGGTTCAGCAGCGCCTCCATTTTCGGAGTGATGACTTCAAACTCCAGCCGGTGGTCGCCGACGATCACTCCGGTTTTCGAGGCGGTGCGGACGACGTTCTGGAGGTTTTCGATCTCCTCTTTCTGGGCCGGGCGTTTGTCGCTGCCCTTCTTCGCCACGACGATGAAGTTCGAGCCGCCCTGGAGGAGGGCGTAGTCCATGATGTTCAGCAGCCGCTTGGCCTCCAGCAGCGAGAAGTCGCGGGTGAGAAGCGGGCGCGGGTACTTCCACTGGCCCTTGGGGAAGGTCGAGCGGTGGACCATCTTCGGGTTGAGGAAGTAGAGGTTGTCGGCGCTCCACCGTTCACCCCAGTTGCTGGATTCCGCCTCGATCAATCCCTGGGGCACCTTGCCGGTGAACATGTTGGCCGACACCCTGTCCTCGCGGCCCATCTGTGCTTTCACCGCAGGCTCGGTGCGAGGGTTGAAGTATTTCTCCAGCCAGCGGCGCAGCCGGTCCTGTTCCGGGTAGTAAGCGAGCTGACCCGTACCGAACATGTCGTTGCCGATCACCCTGATGTTCTCGGCGTGCAACACACCTATCAGCGGGACCGCCACGCTTTTGCTCAGCCGACGGTCGCTTCCCTGGAGGGTGTAGTTGATCGTTTCCCTGGTGAACAGGATCGCGGTGTTCACCTGCGAGGAGATCAGCAGCTCCCGGTACATCTCCTGGAGCGCGTGCGAGAGGTTCATGTACTTCGCCTTCGCCATCTCGGTGAACAGCTCGACGGTGGCCTCGTCGTCGCCCTGGTGTTCGTAGCCGTCGCCGAAGGCGATCGCGACGGTCTCGCCGAGGACGGCGGCCACGTCGTCGTCACGTTCGGCGAGCGAGCGGGCCAGCCTGATCTCGTCTATGACGTTGGCCGGGGTCTGATACCTCCGCCGGGCGAGCATCGACCCCTCGGCGGCGTAGGTCTGGAAGGTCGAGCGTTCGACCCCGGCGAGGGAGGCGTTCTCCACGAACATGTCGCGGACGGCCTCCTGAATGTCGGCGTCCGGCAGCGGCGTCCGGTTGTCGATGATGACCCGATCGGGCATCTCCTCGGCGGCGCTGGGCCGCTGGACACCCGGCGGCAAGACGATCCCGGTCTCGGTCTCCATCGTCCCTAATCTACGAGTCCGCCCGGCTGTCGCCCGTTGCTGGCCGTCTTAGCCCGGAGATTTCGCGCCTTAACGACCAGCGCCCCCGGACTGACTTGGGGGCGCTAGCGGGGGCGATCGACCCCTAGGTCACTTCACCTGGCGCACTATCTGGCTTCTCCGAGAGGCCGGGTGGGGCAGGCGCTCACTACCCTAGCAGAACTTTACGGCCCCCCGGCGAAGGTTTAGCCACCCGTGATGATCGTGTAGACGCGGGACGTGGCGGCGTCGTCCTTCTCCAGCCGCTTGATCTGCTCGCCGAGGCGATCGACCAGGCGCTTGCCGGTCTGGATCGAGCTGTAGAGGTCGGGGTCGATCCGGCGCTTGGCATCGACCACATCGCCCTGGGTCCGGCGCCCGCCGCTCGGCAGCTCGACCTCCCAGCCCTCGATGTCGTCCCACTTTCCCTGGAGAACATCGAGCGATTCCTGCACGACCAGCCGGGCCAGATGCGCTTCCTGCCGAGCGATGGCGGTTTCCAGAAGGTACGACTCCAGTTGGTCGATCTTCCAGGTGCCGAATGACATCCCGCTGGGCAGCTCCTCGTCGCCGGGCCGCTCCCGGAGGTTCGGCATCTTCACCAGGCTGACGGCGCGCAGGACCTCGCGGCACTCGTCCAGCGCGCCTCCGCTCACATCGGCCCCATCGGGTCGGAGAGGTCGAGCGCCATGTCGAGGACCGGCGCCGGAGCGCCCTGAAGCTGCTCCTCGATCTCCCCCGACTTCAGGGCCATCGCCATCGCCCGGAACGAGTCGAGGATGTGGAACATCTGCGGCTTGCTTTTCCGCTCGCCGATCGCTTTCACCCGCTGCTGGGTCTCGCCCTGCATGTCGCTGGTGATGGCGGTGTCGAAGGGGAGCAGGAGGAAGCCGCTGTCCACGAAGTCGCGGAGGTAGCGCGTGCTGGCCTCGATCATCGGCATGTAGGTGACCGGCCGCTCGACTCCGGTGTCGGGGTCCAGCTCCATCTTCACGGCGGCGCCGAACTGGTCCCGGAGCTGGCCGCGCGAGTCGGTGGTCACGAAGGTCTGGTCCACGTTGACCGGCACCAGCGCGTTGAATTTGTAGCCGCGCTGGACTTCGAGCAGGCGGCCCGGCGCGGTCTCGTCGTCCTCCATCGCCTGGAAGATCGGGGCGCCGAGGCCCGTGGCGTCGATGCCGAACGCCTGGAGCCTGCCGCCGAAGTGCCAGCCGAGCGCGTACATGGCCTCGCGGATCGAGCGCTCGCGGAAGCGCTCCAGGGTGTAGCGCCGGAGCAGCTTCAGGCGGGGGACTTTGCCGATGGTCTCGCGGCTGAAGACGGAGATCACCGTCGGCGCCACCGTGAGGCCGATGTCGGCGCCGCAGAAAATCTCGCCGAACTGGGTGGGCAGGTCGAGGACATCGGTGATCGGCATCCGCATCTCGTCCACCTCCTCGGCGCGCAGTTCCTGGTGGACGTACTCGATCTCGTTGTAGGTCGATTCGCGCTCCTGGTCAACGCAGGCAATGAGCCGGGAGGTGACGAAGTAGGGCGACGCGGCCGACCCCGGCTCGCCGTAGATGTTGCGGCGGTAGTCCGGCGAGGAGGTGCCGCCGTAGGCCGCCTTCGCCGCCTCCTTCTCCTGCGCCGACCAGCCCGGCCGCTGCATCGCGGTGATCTGGATCAGCTTGAACACACCCTCGTTCACTCGCTTGAAGAAGCCGGAGTCGCGGGCGCCGGAGTGAACCCCGTAGAAGTGGTAGCTGAAGTCGGCTTCGCCTTCCGCGTCGGTGTGGTCCTTTTCCACGGTCTCATGCACCTCAGTCCAGCCCCGCTCGGGGTAGTCCTGGGCCTCCTCCACGATCAGGTCCGGCTGGTGCTGACCCTTCACGCCGGTCCCGGTGATCTTCGGGATGCGGCCGACGATCTTGGTGCCGTCCTGGAACTCGACGCCGAAGGGCCGGTGGGTGAAGCCGGTTTTGCCGCCGCGCGTGTCCAGGAACTCGCGCGTGATCCGGGTGTCCAGGATGCGCTCCTCGATCGCGTCGGTCAGCGGCAGGAGGTGGATCAGCTCGGGCGCCGTGACCAGCAGGTTCTCGGACTGGCGCCGGAAGGCGTGGGTGAACGCGCGCGACTTGATGCTCTCGGTCTTCCCCACCGACCGCGCGCACGCCGCGCCCGCGTAGCGCTCGTCAACCCTGAACAGTGGGTACTGGTAGTCGCGGACCCGATAGCAGCCGCCGTACTCGCGGTTGGCCGGGTCGAACCAGCACAGCTCCGGCGCGAAAATCTCGTCCTGCAAGAGGGCCAGGACCAGGAAGTCATCCTCGTCCAGGTTCCAGATGCCCTCAGTCCAGTTGATCGCGGCCCCGACGCCCAGGCCGACGATCTCGCCGAGACCCTTCTTCGCCCGCTGTTCCTGGAGGTTGACGACTTCAGCCACAGCAGCCGTCCCTCCACTGGCACTCCGGGCACTGCCAGGCCGACCCCATCCAGAGCATCGCCGGGCACGGGCAGCGAGGACAGCGAGGTGGGGCGGCTCGGCGAACGTCGAGCATTTACAAGATGCCGGTGCCCTTCAGCACCACGACCCAGAAGTCGAACTCCGCCAGCGTCAGCACCGAGAGCCAGAGGAAGGTGATGATGCAGTCGCCGACGAACTGCCAGGTGATCTTTCGTCGCTTAGAGCGCTCCAATGAAGACCTGACCTTTCTCTTTCGCGTATTTCTTGTCCACTTCTTCAAGGCGTGCAAGCTCCCTACCAGCCCACTCCAGAATCTTCTCCGGCGAGAGGTCATGGTACGCCTTGTCCTCCGCATCCCCGTTTTCCAGGAGCCGCACTTTCCACTTCAGCTCCATACAGAACGCTTCATACTCCAGGACCCGCTTCGAGATGTGGACACCCATTTGGTGCCCGGCTTTCTTCAGTTTCGTCACGTAGTCGGCGACGGTGTGCTGCCCCCCGGCCTCGCGAGTCTTCTTGTCCACCCCCAAGGATGACTCCAGCTCGCGAATCTCTTTCGAGGCGCTGTTGATCGCTTTGTGCGCCGAGGTTATGTCCGCGTCTTTCGGCGGGTTGTGTTTGTAGCGCCCGGTCGGAACGTTGCCGTGGTCCAGCTCGGGTTCCATCCCGTTCAGCTTCTGCTCGGCGCGGAAGATCACCAGATGCTGCGAGAGGATCGTCCCCAGGAGCGCCAGGTCGTTCGCTTTCGCCAGCGAGTAGTCCTTGATGTATTTGTCACGCAGCTCGTCCCAGACTTCCACCTCGTCCTGCGAGACCAGGATCAGTTTGCCGCCGCCGGGACGGCTGACTTCATACCTCGGCGCTGGCGATTCGCCCATCTAGCTCACCTCCCTCGAACCTGCCCAGGCACTCGTCCACCCTGGGGTCCTCGCCCCCGTAGCGCTGGCGCAGGTAGTAGTCGGCTCCGGCCCCGAGTGTCTGGAATGCGTACTCGATGTGCTGGAGGGTCAGTTTCAGCAAGGGGATGACGATCGAGCGGCTGTGGTGAGAGGCGTGGCAATCGACGCAGAGCCGCATCGCGTTCCGAGTGTCGTAGACCGGGTGCCCGGCGCGGCGCAGGTGCTGGGCGTAGACGACGTGGTGCGGGTGCCAGGACGCGCGCGCGTTCCCGCACATCTGGCAGCAACGCTGGCGCTGGGCGGCTTCCCGGAACAGTTCGTGCGACAGCCGCTCGGCCTCGCTGATCTGCGCCCGAGGCTTGCGCCTAAGTCGGCTTCGCTTCACGGAATTCTCCGTACAGTCGGTTCATCAGGGTCTCAGCTCCTGCCTGCCAGTCTCCCTCCGCCCACGGACGGACGCGGAAGACGCGCACCATCCTAGTCGGCGTAAACCGGCGTCGGGTGCGGCCCATCCAGTAGCGGCGGAAGTGCGCCATGTCGGGCTGGCACTCCCGCCGCAGCGACTCCGGGGAGATCGCCGCCAGCGGCTCCTGCCAGGTCTCCTCCAACATCATCAGCGCCGAGTCGTGGGAGGAATCCGCACTGCGGCCTCGGACATAGCGATAAGCCACAACTGGAGTCGGGGGTTCGATGTGCAGCGCTTGAGTCACCGCGTTCGGCGATGCGCGGAACTCGGTCTTGATCCCGCGAGTGATGTCCACCCACTCGTTGGGCGGGACGCGCAGGAAGATGGTGGAGGCGCGACGCTGGGTGAAGGGTCGCGGCCCGTGGGAGCCGCTAGACCCCACCGGATTTTGCTACCAGGAAGGTCTCAAGTCGTTCTTCCTGGAGGCTCGTTCGGCAGAGTTGACACTTCGGCGCGCCGGGGTTCTCGGCGTCGCTCAGCGGGCAGGTGGCGCAGCTCACATCGCTACGCCATCGAAGGTGGCAGTCCTGGCCCTCGTTGTAGAGGCGCCCGTTCGAGCGTGCCGTCAGTCCGTGGAGGCGAAGCAGCTCCTCCATCGGGGTCTCGATCGACACGTCGAACATCCAGTCGGAGGCGGCGGGGGCGACGAGGTTCATGGCCGCCAATTGTGCCTTGCCGAACGGATCGACTGAGGATTCGCCCTGGTCGGGGTCGTCCGAGTCGAGGGATTGGAGACCCCAGTTAGCTCGTAAGCTCACCGAGGGTCCAAGGGTCGCTACCAGCCATTTGACGACCCTAGCACCGGGGTCGAGGACGGTCAAAAACTATCTTCGCCTGACGGGAGTTGCAGCTTCGGCCGAGCTTGGCGAAACCTGGCAGAAATCCGACCCGCCCTAAAACCTGTGATATGTCAGGCCGGGGTGCAGGTGAAGGTGCCGTCGCCGTTGGGCGAGCAGAGCAGCGTCGTCGGCCCAGCACCAGGAGCGCCTTCGGGTCCCGGCGGCCCAGGCGGTCCTTGCGGGCCAGGGGGACCTTCAGGGCCGGGAGGACCAGCGGGACCGGCAGCCCCTTCGGCACCGGGAACGCCGGGCGCCCCAGCTTCTCCCTGCGCGCCGTTGTCGCCGCGATCGCCTTTGGGTCCCTCGGGGCCGACGGTGCCTTCTGGGCCGGGCGGACCGATCTGGCCGGGGTTGCCGTTTTCGCCGGGCGGACCAGTGGGACCAGGGGGGCCATCGGGACCAACCAGGCCGAGTTTCCCCTGCGGGCCGATCAGACCCGGAAGACCGACGGGACCCGGTTCGCCGGGCTTCCCCTTCGAGCCGGGAGCGCCGGGGAAGCCGCGTTCGCCTCGCAGGTACTTGGTGACCGCCGTGATTTTGGTTTTGTTCGCCTGAGACTGCCGGTGGGCCTCGTTGGCGGTGTGTTTCGTTTCCGTCGCTTCCTGCTGCTTGGAGTCCGTCGAGCCGCGCAGCACCAGGGCCAGCGCGGCGACCAGCACCAGCAGGACCGCACCGGCAGCCCCGATCCTGATCTTGTCCCGGCGGCTCACCCGAACGCCCTCGTCCCGATCGCGATCACCAGGCCGACGATCACGCTACCGGCCATCCCGCCGAGCGCCCCGTAGAAGGCCACCTTCGTCTTGACAGTCGCAAGCTCAACCTGCATGTCTCCCTGATTCTTCTCGATGCGCTGGATGGACTCTTGGACCTCGCCGAAGCGTTTGTCTCCGGCCTTCATTCGCTCGTCCATTTCCCCCTGCCAGCGCGCAAGCTCGATCGCCGCCTTCTGTGCGTCTATCAATTGGTCGTGATCGGGCGGCGGTCCCACGGACCTAATCTACGACTCGGTACCGTCGTCAAGCTCCAAAAGGGCCGCAATCGCCTCGTCGCCTGGACGGTAGCAGCGCACCTGGTCGCCGATGAAGATGAAGAAGCGGTGGCAGTCGCACTCGATGATCTTGGCGCCGCTGACCCACGGGCAGACACCGCACCCACACTCGATGACCGCGATCGGCTCGTCGCGCTCGGGGTCAACGTACCGATGCCAGAACTCGGGAGGTACCACCAGGTCGAACGCCCTAATCATCCAGGGCAGCGCCCGGAACGAGGTGATCCCGTTGTGCCGATGAAATTCGATGGCGCCGGAGCTGTCGCGCGGCGGCCACTCGCTGAACCGGACGCGATCCTCCAACTTCAGTTGCTGGCTTTCAGGTACTCATGCGCCGTGGTGCGGTGGATGTCGGCGAGCTTGGCGGCCTCGGTGACCGGGACCACATCGCGGGTCTCGCGCAGCACCTGCTCGGTGTCCTCGGCTAGCTGCTCCCCACTCCGGCGCCAGCGTTTCCGCCGGGACCCGATCGCACGGAGTCGTTGCCGGGCGACGGTGGCGTTCATGCCCTGGAGCAGGTCTCGTCGTGGGGCTGGTAACCCTGATGGCCGGGGCGGTCGATCCGTTCGGCCTTCCCGGCATCTTCGGCGACGAGGCGGAAGCGGCCGTCGTTCGTCGGCGTCGGATCGAGGGCCACCCGGTCACCATCGACCTCGACCCAGCGCACAGGCCGACCGCATCGTCCGCAGGTCGGCTCGATCATTAGTTCTGGTTCTCCGGGCGGACCGCGTTCTCGATCAGCTCGGTCACCCAGTCCTTCTTCTGGTCTTCGACGGCTTCGGCCGCGATCTCCGTGCGCTTCGCCTCCAGCCGATCCTGGATGTCGTAGTCCACGCGGACGATCGGATCGAACGGCTCCTGGACCTTCGCTTTGTGGAGCAGGTTGATCGCCTTTTCGATCAGCGGCGCGATGTCGTCGTGCATCGGGTCCCGATCGTGGAGCAGAACGCAGTAGGGGTTCGGCGCCGCCGTGAGGACGGCCGAGATGCCGAGCTTGACGGCGGCGACCAGCATCTCGCCGGTCTCGCTGTCTCCGGCCATGCCCTCCAGGCTGAGCCGGAGGCCGTGCAGAGCCTGGGGGCTGATCGCCTCCTCGTAGCGGACCCAGGAGAGGATCGTGCCCTTGTACTCGTCCCAGCGTTCCGCGAGCTGGCCGTCCGGCTCCATCGCCTCGATGGCGGCCTCGATCAGCTCCATCGCCGTTTTCATGTCCGGCCGGTTGTCCAGCGAGGGGATGTTGGCCAACGGCGACACTGTAGGGGCATCCTACACATCGCGGCGGCCACCCGCTAGGGCAGCCTCCGCGATGGTGGATCAGGTGGGAGGGCTATGCCTCGGGAGACCGCAGGGCCTCGCCGATGCGCCCCGGCTCCATCCGAGCGCCGGGGATGTCCCCGACGTTGGCCTCGGCATTCACCGGAGCCGCCGGAACGCCCGGCAGCGGTACTGGCGCGGTGGCGGGAGTCGTGGAGACATCCCCTCCAGCCTGGGGCTGAGCCTCGGGCGCCTGCTCCTCCGCGCTCTCGACCGTCGGCTGCTCGTCGGGCTGCGGCGTGGCCGCGTCCGTCTGGGCTGCGTCGGGCTGGGAACCCTCGGGTGCTGGCGTCTGGGCCTGTGACTCGTCTGACATCGACTTCTCCTTCCGTCCTTCCTAATCTACGAGGAGGGCGGCGCGGGAGGCGTCGGGCCGGTCGGCGGCGCGGGCGGGGGCTTGGGCATCTGCCGCACCCGCGACAACGCCGCGACTTCCTTCTGGGTGACGCCCGGCGCGGGTTTGGCCGCGACTCCGGCGCCCCCGGCAGCGAGGCTGACCAGGACGGAGATCAGGAACGTTTTGTCGCCGGTCAGCAAGTAGAGCGCGACGCCCGCGAGGACGGCGACGGCGACGGGAACGTAGACCTTCGGCGAGATTTCTTTCAGGTTCAACGGACGGCCTCCTTCAGCCTCATGCGCTGGAATTTCTTCTCACTCCGCAGGAAGCGGTCGTGGTCCACGTTGCCGCTGAGACCCGGCAGCGTGCCCTGGTCGGTGTACTGCCATATCCAGGGTTTCTTCCAGGCGCGCGGGGACCAGCCGTGCCAGGTCGAGGTGTAGGCGGCGAGGATCAGCTTCGACCGGCCGAGGACGACCGGGTTCAGCAGGATGTCGCGCCAGAAGGAGCCGGTGTAGACCATCACCCTGTGGCCGGTGCGCTGGCGGTACCGGCGGGCGAATTCGCGGACGAACCGGACGCCGGGACGGCCGCCCTGCCCATGCTCGATGTCGAGGGTGCCGGGCAGATCGCCGACCTTCCCCCACCCGGCCTTCAGCGCGGTGTCGAGGAAGTGGTCGCACTCGGCCTTGCCGCTGGCGCCTTCGTTGCTGGCGAAGTGGTAGGGGCCGCAGGGGATGTGGTTCTCCCGGCAGCCCTTGATGTTGCCGTGCAGGAAGCTGTCCACGAACGACAACCCCTCGCTCGACTTCAGCAGCGCGAAGCTGATGTGCGGGGCAACGGCGGCCCAGGAGACCGTGCCGTTGTTGTTGCTCACGTCGATGCCAAGGCGGTTCATTTCGGCGCTCCGTCCCGTATGCAGGTGTGCTTGTGGTTGTCGTGCATGTTCTCCAGTTCGGTGCCCTCGACCAGGCTGAACTGGACACCGTTCTTGAAGGCGAAGGAGTTTTCCGGGCCGAACATCTCGATCAGGAAGGAGGGGCAGCGGCGGGCTTCGCGCACCTGGGCCTTGACCATCGGCCCGCGCGTCCCGGCGCCCGCATCCCAGCACCGCGCCTTGCCGTCCGGCTGGTTCTGGATGTAGTGGTAGGAGCTGGTCGCGTGGACCCCATCGCCGGGGAAGCCCTCGTAGGTGGAGGTGACGAAATTGCCGTCGCGGAAGTCGAGGTAGATCGCGTGCTTGGCCTCCGGCGTCAGCTTCTCCCAGGGCTTGCCGTTCGCCATGAACGGCTGGAAATCTTCGTGCTGTCGAATCCAGCGGCGGATGCGGTCGCGGCGGTGCTTCAGGACGGTGCCCCAGTGCTTGTGTCGAGCCTCCGCCCAGGTGTAGCGGTCCCGCCAGAATTCCCGCTTTTTCAGCTTGCGACGGAGGACACCTTCCGCGATCGCGAGGACCTGGTTCTCGTCTTCGATCCGCCCCAGATGGCCGGTCGCTTCCGCTTCGCCGACGGCTTTCCTGGCAGCGGCGACCTTGCCCCGCGCGGCCAGCACCTGCTGGTTGAAGGTGTGGCGCCGGTTGTCGGCGACCTGTTCGACCTTGCCGAAGAACGAGAAGCGATGTACGGCCGCCGTGACTCGTTCGCGCAGGCTTTTCTTCGTCGTCTTCTCCGCCATGATCGAGCAGCCTACGCCGCTGCGGGGACCGATTTCGCGTCGGCGGTCTCGGCGAGGTCCCCACCCGCCTGCTCCCGTGCGCAAACCAGGCGGAAGCGCCCGGTCCCGATCTTGTCGTCGGCGACGATCGGGATGCCTTTGAACTCGGTGAAGCCCAGCCGCTCGACCTCGAACGGATTCAGGGTGATCTCCACGATCTCGCCGATGCAGCGAGCGGCGTGGTCATCCAGCGCCTTGTCGATCGCTTCGAGATTGAGGGCAGTGCTGCTAGTCACGGTGAACGACCGAATCGTACTCCCACTGTTCGGTCAGATTGGTGTCCTTGACCTCCCAGAAGTGGAGGGAAAGCCCCTCTTTGGGGCGAAAGCCAGCTCGGGGGAAGGGCAGGCAGAAGTGGACCTCCTCGGGAAGCAGCTCGCGGGCGATCTCGATCTCGTCCCAGGTCGGCGAGCGCTCGGAATGCGACAACTCTAAGTGCCAACGGAAGTCGCGAGTTCTGTTCCGCCCATCAGCAACGTCCGCTCGGCTCAGGATCACGGCGCAGTTCCCGATCCGGTAGCACTCGATATGCAGCGCGCCGCCGAGCTGTTCTTCGATCTGCGGAGGCGTCGCCACCTTCTGGGCCATGAGGGGTCGCATCAGTTCTGGGAGGTGGTTGCCAGCGCCGCGAGGCAGGGAGGGCAGATGATGTCGCAGCGGTCGGAGAGCTTGTCGTTGCCCTTCGAGACCCACACCGGCTTTTCGCAGGAACCGCACGTCTTCTCGACCGACGGGATCGGCGGCTCGGGTTCTTCGCTGACCCGGACGACCGCCAGCATCGGCCGCGTCACGGCGTTTCCCCCTGGGCTTTCATCGCCTGCTCGGCCAGCTCCAGTTCCTCGAACCGATCGACGGTGATGACGACGAACCGCATCTCGCTCGCGCGCGTGAGGACCAGCTTCTCCACGTCACCAGCCTCCAGCCGATCGAGGTGTCCGGCCGGGGACCTTCCAAAGTCGCGCGGCGACAACATCTCCTCGTTCGTGACTCTCATAGTTCCCCAGCTCCTTTCGCTTTCTCCAGCTCCGCCTTCACCCAATCGTCCATTTCCTTCATGGCCCTCGGTTCATGCGGGCGCTTCATCAATTCGCTCAGCTTCACGATCACCTGGAGCCGCCGCCGGGCGATGGTCTCGGCTTTCTGGAGTCGCCCGGTCGAGATTGGACTGCCGTGCCGCTCCGGGATGATCCTGCCATCGGTGGTCCGGGTCGCCAGCTCGCGCCGTTTGACCAGCTCCATCTGCAACTGCTCGACCTTCAGCTTCTCCCGTTCAAAGATCGTCGGGCGACCGACTCCCTTCCATATCGACTTCGGCGCCCAGTTCGGATTCGCCGCCGCGCTATGCAGCGCCTCGGCGACGACGGGAAGCTCGATCAGGTCTTCGAGCAGGTCGGTCGGGATGCCGATCCGCTCGCCGGTCTCAGCCAGAGTCGCCATCGGGCGCCTCCTCGGTCTCGGGCAGGGGCTTGACCAGCTCGGGGTTGTTCCGCTGCCACTGCGCGATCAGCATCGCGTGGTCGAACACCTCGTCCACGGCAGCTTTCGCGGCACCGTCTTTCTCGGCCTGGCGCGCGTAGTCGATCATCGCTTTGGCGGCAAGGGGATCGGTGCCTCGGATCAGGAAGACCGGCTCGCCCTCGCGGAACTTCACCTTGCTGCTGGTGATGTTCCCGTACCTACTGTCAGCTTGTGCTTTCGCCATTCGATTATCTCTCAGTCGTGCGCAGGGTTTGTGGTAGTAGTCGCCGGTCGCCAAGACCACTACCGGCTTCTGACCGTTCTTGATGGCAAACCCGCAGTAGTAGCATCGCTTCACCGCTCGATCGAGTTTGCAGTTACGGACAGGACGGTGACGATCGGAGTTCCGTTCGCTCCCACTGGATCGCCAGTGTGTCGGATCGCCTTCACCTCGACCTGCTTGCCATCTTCGGTGACACCCTCCAGGCTGTACCAACTGGTCTGATCGGGCGCTTTGCGTTCTTCCGTCACCGTGAAGCCGCGCATGAAGGTCTCGTTCAGTTCGACTTTGGCCCCCGGCTGAAATGCCTGGGAGTGGATCGGCGCAGAGCCAGGGATCGTGCCGCCGCCGAATTCGATCTCCTCGTAGTTCGGCGGATGCTCGCTCCTCTCGCCGTCCCAGACCTTCGCCGCAGTGACCGCTTCCGCGACCGACTTGTAGCGGTAGGCGATGTCGTAGCCGTTGGGGTCGGCGAGCGGCCCGACGCAGAGGCGGCCCTTTCCGTGCAGGAGGGGGTAGACCGTGACCTCGCGGCCGTCGGCGAGCGGCTTCCAGAACTCGGCGCCGGGGCGCCAGTCGGGGACCTGCCCTGGTTTGAGACCGCCCGCCATCGTCTACGCCTGCGGCCTCAGCTCGGTCTGGCCGAGGACGGGCAGACCCGCGATCGTGATCCGGGCCTCCCGGCGCTCGCCGTAGTCGTCCTTGATCTCGATCGCTTTGACGCCCTTGACCAGCGTGCCGTTGCGCAGCTCGACCCGATCGGCCGAGGGCACGTAGGGCGAGAGCCGGATGACCAGCTCGGCGGTCTCCTCGGCGCCGGAGGGGTCGGCGCATTCAATGATCGTTTTGGCGGCGACGGCAATATCCCTACGGTGCATAGGGAAATTCTCCTCGGCCATCGCCGCGATCTCCGCCGCGAGGCTCTGCACCCTCAGTCGATCGTCGTCGCTCACGGCCGCACCACCTCCACCTCGTAGTCCTCCGGCTCCGCCCAGCGCAGCTTGATGATCTCGGCGGTGTCGCCCTTGACCACCAGCGCCAGGTCGGCGTCGGCCAGCTTCTGCATGTTGCCCATGTAGTCGCCGGTCCGTTCGCGGGGATCGCGGTCGAAGACGACCGCTCTCCGTTTGTCAGCCATCGTGGCCTTCCTTCAGCGTCACGCAGCTCTTGATGTTCGGATACCAGGAGAAGAACGGCACCCTCCACCCGTACACTTCGCATTCGTATTCGCCGCCTTCGCGAAGCTGGTTGTAAACGTCGGAGCTATCGAACTTGAAGTACCAGATGGCGTCGGTGTCCTGGAAGACGCCTTCTTCGTCGGTGTAGATCAGATACTTGCCGCTGTCTCCGCCCGTGCGCTCGCGGTGATTCACCTTGAAGGTGACGGTCCGCTGGGTGCCATAGACGCTGTAGAGGCTGACGGCACATGCCGCGATCACTGCGAGGACTACCAGCACGATCACCCCGCCGATGACCGCCCCTCCTGGTCCGACCCTGTTCAGTCGATTCTGTTCTCTCACTTCGAGCCTCCTTTTCGCTGGCGCCGTGCGGCGCCGGTTTTAGCTGACATCTTTTCCCCCAACCGGAGTTGCGGCTTTGGCATCGCGCCTCATCCGCTCGGCTCGGGCGACCGAGTAGATGACGATGCACCGCGAGAAGGCGAGGGTCCCGAACAGGCTCAGCAGTTCATCTTGCAGCTCGCGCTCCAGGTCCTCGCCGATCTTCGGGGACTTCGCGACCTCTTGCAGCATCTCGAAGGAGGCGCCGACGAACGAGTGCCATTCGTAGAGGGCGTTCGCCGGTCCCTGCATCGGCTCGATGGATTCGAGCGCCTGGCAGACACGGCAGTCCTTGTTCCCCTTCAGCCAATACTCGGGCTGCTCGGGAGTTAGGTCGGGGACGGCGCCGAGGCAGAGCAGGTCGATCACGTCGTCGGGTAGGAAGCCGACGAACCGTTCGACCTGCTCCAGGGTGAGCCGCTGATTCAGGTCGCTGGCGTCCTTAGCCATTCGACTCCCGCCTCACGATCTTGCGCAGCAGCCCGCGTCCGACCATCGAGCTTTGGTCGAACTCGAACGACTCGCGTTTCATCCCCACCGGATGCGGGTGATGCTCGGAGTGGCAGAACAGCGGGCCTGGCCTCACGACGACCTTCACCAGCCCATGCTCGGACGAGTTCGGCTCGACATCCGGCGGCCACACTTCCACGACTTCATCGACCTCATGGGCGAGGACGTACGTGTTGCACTTGGGGCAGCGGTAGCGTTCAAGATTCACCGTCGAACTCTCCGGCCCTGATCCGGTTCGACACCTCGATCGCCTGCGTCGTTCCCAGTTCCGCCAGCTTGATCGCGAGGGTGACCAGGGCGCCCTGAGTCTCGTACTCGTCCATCAGCACCCTGGCGGCGAGTACCTTGTCGATCGGGTAGAGGGCGGCGAGCAGCTTGTCCCTCGGCCGCAGATTTTCGGTCGGGACTTTTTCGATGATCGGGCCACACTCCTCGATGGCCTCGATCGCGTCCTCCAGCGTGCCGCCGTCCTTCAGGTAGATGCCTGGGGACGCGGGCATGTTGTAGCCGCCCGGTTCTTTGTCTTGGTCGTGGAGGAAAGGCAGCCCGGCGACGCCGACGTGAACGGCGTCCTCGCCGAACAGGTTGCGGTACTCACGCTGGGCCTGTTTGCCAAGCTCCATCGCCACGTCCTCGGGGATTTCAACCGAGATTCCCGGCCCGCCAGCAGCGACCAGGTTGATCCCTTTCATCCCCTCGGCATCGGTCGCGCGCGCGATCAGCGTGTGGCGCGCGCCTTGGGGCGGCGACGATGGCTGCTCGGCGCCGAGGACGAACGCGCCGCATTCGCAGCCGGGCACTTTGCAGTGGCCGCGTCCGTCCAGGCCCTCGATCTCCGAATGCTCGGAGGCGGGGTGGTTGCAGGTGGTGCAGCTCGCTTTGCCGTCCATCAGAAACACCTCATTTCTTCTTCACCAGCTCGATGCCCGCCGCTTCGCAGGTTTTCATCGCGGCGCGGGTACGTTCGGCGACTTCGCTGGCGTACTTCATCTGGCCCAGCACCTCGTTCTTGATCGTGTCGCGGGCGGCCATCATGGCAGCGTCCCGCGTCGGGAACTCCTCTTTCAGCGGCGCCCCGGCCACGATCCGCCAGCCGCTGAAGTAGCCGCCGCGTGGATCGTCCGGGCCGTAGTCGCTGACGCAAACGTGGATGGCGGCGATGTGGAGCATCCAGCGCTCGCGGGCAGGGTCCGACAGCGGCGGCTGGCTGAACCAGGTGAAGCCGCCGACCTGGATCGACTCGGGTTTGCGCTTCGCCACTCACAGCTCCCTAGTCGTCGCCCAGCGCCGGTCCGATGCCGCGCGCATCTTCTTCCTGGAACACGCTGACCTCTTTGAAGCGCTCCAGGGCACGATTGAAGGCCAGGGACCGGCCGATCTCCCGGCTGAACTGCTCGTCCCAGCGGCAGTTCGCGATCGCCTTCGCGGTGGGGGGAAGATCGGGGCCTTCCGCGATCGTTACTTCCGTCGTCCCGCCGAACTGGGCGAAGACGAACTCTTTCACCTGATCCTCACGTTTCGACATCAAGCTCGACGCGCGCAGCCGCTCCAGGTACTCCTTCTTGCCGCGCATAGTGACGATCTGTTTCACGGGCTTCTTTTCGATCGGTCGGGTGTGATAGACGCGCACCACCGCCGTCGGGCAAAGCTCCATGAGCCGGTTGACTGCGCGCTGGTCGATCCCCTTGCCAAGGGTGCGCTCGATCAGCACGATCGGGGAGAACTTCTGGGTCATCGTGGGTCCTCTCTCTGGGTGATCGGGCGGTGTTCCCGCAGGATCGCCAGGGCGTCGTCGTGGTCGTCGTCCAGCTCCATCGGGCCGAAGGAGTTCTCCCCGAACGCGACCAGCGCGTCGATGTGGCGCAGCTCCAGCGGCGGAGTGACCCGCATCCCGTCGCGGAGGGGGTCTGGCGCCGAGGCGATGCGGTTTCGGGCCATCCAGCCGAGCGTGTAGTTCGAGCCGCCCGCGAGCGCGGTGCCGATGATGAAGACGACGGCGACGAACAAGCCGTGGCCGAGGAACAAGCCGATGGCGACGACGGTAAGCAGCGAGTAGATGACGACGATGAACGGCTTCACGATCCCTCCCCCGGCGTCGTCAGCCCTTTCGCCTGCATGTCGGCCCACTTGCCCTCCAGGAGCGCGCGCAGCTCCGGCATCGTCCCGTTCCGGCCCGCCAGGGCCTGGATGTCCACCACGATGTCGGCGGCGGTCTCCCAGCCGAAAAGATGCAGGTGTTCGACCTGCTCAGCGGGGGCCTCGCGGGTCGCCTCATGGTCGGGCGGCCGGTTGATCCGGCCCCGGACCAGCATCGCGACCGACTCGGGCATCGCGGAGCCGTCGGAGGTGCCGTTGGCGATGGCGAACTCCATTTCCTCCGGCAGGATGGCCTTGCGCGTGTCGAACAGGATCGAGTCGCGGTCGTGAGGCCCGGAGTCGCCGACGATCGTGCCGCCAGCGGCGCGGGGGTCGTCGGTCTGGAGGCCGAGCTTGTCGCCGCCGAGGACGCCGCGCAGGAGGTCGCGAGCTTCCTGCACCACGTCGGCGCGGGCGCTCTCGGGGTCGAGCAGGGCTTCGACGTGCCGCTTCTCCAGGAAGAAGGCGAGTCGTTTCATGGCGTCGGGGTCGGTCATTCGGCTGTTCTCCTAACGGGAGTCGGGACTTCCATAACTTGTGGGATTAACGGCTCAGCGGTTCGGGCCGACCGGGGCGGCGGCGGCCGATTGCTCCGCCGTCGCGTCATCCCCAGCCTTGCCCGTCCGGTGCTTGCAGATGCGGCCGGTCTTGTCGATCACCACGTCGGCTTCCGCCAGCGGGGCTTTCGAGAAGTCGTAGCGCGACATCGACCGGGTGAGCTTCAGCAGCTTCTTGGGAGGCGGCGCGCTCACGACTGCTCCAGACGGTGCTGGTTGCCTTCGGCGTACCACTGGCCGGGGCGGTTGAAGACGACACGGAGGTTGGTGGCGACGCTGCGATCGGGGTCGGGCGCGATGCTCAGCCAGACCCCGTGGGCCTCGGCGATCACCTGGAAGCTGGCGGCGGCCTCACCGCTCAGACCACTGACGTTGAGTTCGATGCGGTAGGCGTTCGGCTCGCGCTCGGCCAGGGAGACCAGCGAGGAGGACCAGGCTCCGGGCAGCTCCTCGATGTCGCGCTGGATTTCGCGGGCGAGGTTGTAGTCGAGGCACTTCTGCGGCTGTGGATCGTTGCTCATGTCAGTCCCATCCCAGCGACTTCGAGGCACGGACATAGGCATCGTTGTCGCGCGAGCGGAGGATGCCGAGCCGCCGGACGACGGCGTTGATGATCGCGACATGCTCGTCGTTCTCCGGCCTCGGCAGAAAGCGGTTCCAGCGCAGGCAGGTTTCGACGTTCTCGCAGGCCGAGACCTCCTCGACGGTGGGCCACTCAGCGACGGTCATCAGGTCTCCCTCGTTTCCACGACTCGCGGCTTCTTCGGCGGGTGGTCGTGAGGACCGATACCGCTGTTTGGACATTCCAGGGTGTGCAACTCGCCGATCTGATTACCGCACTCTCGACACGCGGGTAGGTCGGACGGCAGCTTGGCCCGCCCCATTTCGGCGACGAACCTCCTGCACCAGGTGTTGAACGGCTCCCAGTGGTAGTCGATGAATTCACCCTCGGGGGTCACAGTCTCCAGGTGCCCCATCAACCTGTCGGGGATGCCCATTTCGAGGATCAGGTAGATGTCGATCGTGGACTGACCGTACGGCCACTTGAACCGGAAGTTGCCGAACTTGCAGATCAGCTCGGCGGGGGGCCGACCATCCAGCGCGGCCTCCTCCCGGATTCGGCGGCGCCGGGCCTCGCCCTCGCGCTTCCAGATGACGCCGATCGCGACCAAGATGACGACGACGCAGATTCCGATGACAACAGCTTTCGGCACGGTCAGTCCTCCAAGATCGCGGCGGCGCGCTCCAGCACGTCCGCCTCGTCGGTCAGCTCGTTGGGTTTCGGCGAGTTCGGGGCCTCGTCGCGCTTCGCCTGCGCCCTGCCTCGAAGGTAGCCGACGGCAGGGGGCGCCGAGCTGCACTTCGGGGTCTCCTCCAGCAGGACCTCGATCGCGGTCTCGACTTCGATCGACATGCCCTCGTCGCGGAGCATCGCCGCCGTCTGGAAGGCGTGGCGGATGACTTTCGGGATCGACAGTTTCCCGTCGGGATCGTGGGCGATCCCCCGGAGCTTGGCGATGGCGGCATCTCGGATGGTCATTTATCCCTCGACTCCCGTTGCAGGTTTGGGGGTATCCCCGTGGCGCCGATCCCACTCGGCCAGCTCCTCTTTCCACCGCTCCGGGCAGAAGGCGTCAAAGATCGACTGGAGCAGTTCGTCGGCCTGCATCAGCACTTCGCGCGCAGGCTCGCGGGTCTCGATCGCGATCTTCTTCAGCAGGTCGGTCCGGCCCGCGACGAGCAGATCGGCCAGCTTCAGCCGAACCTGTTCTGGGTCCTCGGGCGGATCGACGGGCAGCGGCAGCTCCTGGTCCATCCGGGTCAGCGCATCCTGGGCGCCCTGGATCGCGCCGGGCAGCTCGACGCCGCCGTAGCACTCGTAGCTGCTCGCCATCCGGCCCGCGACCGATATGCAGTCCTCGATCGCCTCCCGCTCGGTCGTCGTCAGCACGAAGGCGGCGGCGGGTGGGTTCAGCAGCCGCATCCGCTCGGCGATGTTGATCGCATAGCCGCCGAGGAAGGCGTTGGTGAGGGCGACCGGCGCCGCGACCATTTCGGCGACTAGCCGCTCGAACACCCCGGCCTGGATGTGGTCGCGCAGCAGCACGTAGACGAGGACGACGAGCGGGTCGTCGGTCTCCAGGGGCGCGTGGCCGCCGACCTGCATATCGAGGGTGGACTTGATTTCCTCGCCCTCGAACCCCTCGCACTCGCACAGCGGCGAAATACAGCGGCGGCTCCGGTCGGCCGGGTGCAGAGCCTGGGGGTGTTTGCAGCGGGTGCAGATGCCTGGCTGGGGAACGGCCATCAGCGCGCTCCGTGCTTCATCAGGAAGTTGCCGACGTGCGCCATCAACGGTAGCGCCGCCTTGATCTCGTCGTCGGTCCAGTCCCACCAGCCAACCTGGAGGAGCTGCTGGACCTGGTGGTCCTGGAAGCGGCGGCGGCCGGTCTCGCGCGCGGGGTTGCCGACGACCGTGGCGTAGGGGCGCACGCTCCGGGTGACCACGGCGCCCGCGCCGATCACCGCGCCGCTCTGGATGGTCAGGCCGTCGAGGATGGTCACGTTCTGCCCGATCCACACGTCATTACACACCTCGACGCGGCCCTCCATCCGGCTCGGCGGGTACTCGCCCCATTCATGCTCGGCGAAGGGGAAGTTCGAGACCGCCGCCCGGTAATCGACGCCGGGGTGCTGGCCGGAAACGACGGTCAGGCCCGACGCGATCGAACAGAAGTGACCGAACACCAGGTCGATGTGGCAGCTCACGTCCTCGGGGACAAGGGTGTGTCGGCCGTGGGTGATCGCCATCAGATTTTCACCAGCTTGTTCTGGTAGACGACGATCTCGTAGAGCAGAAAGCCGACCTTCTCGACACGGAGGTGATAGCTGGGGGTCTCCGGTGCATAGCGCCGCGCCCATGCCTCCGCGCGCGAGCGCAGGTAACGAGTGCCCAGCGACTGCACCCGTTCGTCGGTCTCCTCGATCCGGTAGCCGTCCGGGATGCGATCGAGGTATTTGAGGAGGTCGCCCATCAATTCTCACCCAGCCCGAGCGCGCGGCCGAGTTTGGTGCGAGAGAACCAGCCTGGGTCCTCCAGCTCGAAGCCGTCGGCGGGGTCACTGTCGCGGCGGCGGGAGGCGAGGATCGAGGACTTGGTGACGATCTCGACCTGACGACGCACGTACTCCTCGGTGCGTTCGACGCCATCAATCGTGCCGATCGTCAGCTCGATCTCCGGCCCCGACGCGGGCGGTTCCATGTTGATCGAGATCAGGCCCTCCACGTTGTCGAGCCGCGCGAGGGTGTCGGGCAGCGCGATCCGCAGGTCGTAGTAAGGCCCGCTGACGGTCCTGCCGAGCATTACGGCTTCCACCCCTCCATCGTGCCGTGGCGGGCCAGCTCGGCGGCGTTCATTTCGATTCCCTCGTCGGTGGCCTTGATGCCGGGAAACCGCCGGGCGAAGTCCTCGCTGAGCAGGTCGGCCTCTTTCGCGACCGCCTCCTGGAACTCCTCGATAGTGATGACACCTTTCTCGACCAGCAGACCGACGAGTGCAGTCACCTCGGCGCGGACGATCATCGTCACCTCGCGGTGGTCACGAACGGCATCGCCCTCGGGGTCGCCCTTTGCACGGGAGCCGAGCTGCCAGCCGGTGAAGACCGTCCTCCATTTGGTCAGGCGGTTGAGGGCCGCCAGCATCTTCGACTGTGGGTCCATCAGGACGCACCTCCGGCATCGGCCTCGTCGGCGACGACGATCGGCTCCCCGGCGGAATCGCCCCCAAGCCGCGTGACACGGTGGGGGAGGATGCCCGACACCTCCAGCGGGTTGATGAAGCCGATCCAGGTGTTGTCTTCGCTGCTCGCGATCCGCAGCATCCCGCCCTCCTCGATCTTGTCCTGAATCTTCTCGGCCAACTCCTCCGGCGCCAGGTTGATGACTTTGCTGTGGCCGGTCGTCAGCAGCACCAGCGAGCCGGTGTCGGCGGGGACCCCGGCGGTCGCGGGCGCCAGCACGGCGTCGCCGATCGAGCGGCGCTCACCCACGGGCATCGAGAGCAGCACGCCGACGGCCTCGACCACCTTCTCGCGGGTGGCGGCGTCCTGGTCGGTTCCGTCGATCGCGGTGGCGACGGCGACGGCCCAGTCCACCGAGTCGTAGCGGGCAGCCGCCTGGTCGGCGATCAGATCAAGAGCTTCGCGTCGGGTCATGCGTCAGTTCCTCCTACTCCAGTTGCCGGATCAGGGTTAGGCTTTTCCGTCGCGGCCAACGCATCGGCGGCCGACTCGAAGATCGCGACGTTGGCGAGCAGGCGGTTGGCGTCGTTGCCGTTCTCGACCTCCAGCGCCTCGGCCTGGTCGGCGGCGGCGCGGCCACGGAGGTAGCCGATGATCTGGTTGCGGATCGACTCCTCGGGGCCGGGCAGGGCGACTTCGCCGTCCCGTTCGCCGATCGCCGCTTCGAGGTTGAGCCGGGCCTGGTCGTCATGGCCGTACTTCTCCTCGCAGTACCGCAGGCTGGGGATCGCCACCTCTCGGATGACCTCGGCGAGATCGGCGCCGCGCAGCACGTTGATGGCGACGATGATCGCGGCCTGGTCCATGACCTTGTTGTCTTCGCGGGCCGCGTATAGAGAGTCCACTGCGACCTTTCTCAGGGCGGGTGGGAGAAGTGCGTCGGCGTCGGGAAGAAGCTCGACCCCCTTGCCGATCTCCCGGTCGTTCATCCAGCCCGCCATCTGCTGGAAAAAGTCACCCTGGCCCTGGCCGATCGCCTCGGCGCCCTCGGAATCGACGCTGAACCCGTACAGGGTGACCAGCGTGGTCATCGTCGCGGCGCTGCCCTGGCTGGCGAACTCCCGCAGGTCGGCCTCGCTGATGATGAAGTGCCGCTCGCGCTCGGCCATCAGCTCGGGTCCTCCGGCGCGTCTTCGACTTCGCGAGCGGCGGCGATGAAGGTGGTCAGGCCGTCGATCATCGCCTGGACCTTCTCGACCTCCGCCGGGTCGTCCAGGTCGAGTTCGCCCAGCCACTTCACCAGCAGCTCGGCGCCCTGGCGGTCGATGCCGATCAGCGGCTCCTCGCGTTCGGCATGCTCGATGGAGGTGAACTTTTCGGTGGCGTCGGCGTTCTCTACCACCCTCCCCCGTTTCGAGCAGGTGTCCTTGTGGGCGTGGCCGAGGAAGGCGTCGCACTCCTCGCACATCCGGCGGCCGACCAGGTTGATCGAGTCGGCCATCAGCTTCCCTCCCTCGGTTTGCTGCCGAGCGAGCCGCAGAACAGGCCCTCGGCCTCCAGCGCGACCCGCTCGGCCTCGTAGCCGCTGTTCGACCCCTTCTTCACGCCGAACTTCTCCCTGGCATCGTCGTAGTCCATGCCGTCGAACCCGGCCTCGCCCAGGGCCTGCACCAGCGGGTAGACGTGGAGGGACATGTTCATCGTCTGCCGCCCGATGATGCTGTTGCGGATGACGTTGATCTGTTTCAGGGCCGCGTGAAACTTGTCGCCCCCCTCCAGAAGCTCGTCTGCTCCGGTCGGATTCAGGCAGTCGGCGAACGAACAGGTGACGTGGCCCTCCTCGGCGAGGAACAGGGTCCCGTGGCCGCACGCCGGGCAGAACCCGGCCACCTTCCGGTCGTCGGCCATCAGGGGGACGCCTCCGGGACCGCCGCCAGCACGGTGCCGCGCTCGATGTCGCCGATGGGACCCGTCAGCGCGACCGAGAACGAGTCCTCCTCGTCGCCGCGCGCCGTCGGGTCACTGACGACGGTGAAGACCGGCTTGTCCTCCATCACCATCCCCAGGAAGCGGCAGCACCAGAGGGTGAACTGCTCCAGGTCGGGCATCCAGCCGAGCGGCACGTCGATCGCCAGGCCGTTGCCGTTCGAGCCGTCGTGTTCGAGGATGACCACGGCCGCCTGCTTGACCAGTTCCAGGCTGATTTTGCCCGACCGAAACTTCATCGTCGGCGGGTAGAGCTGGGCGCGGTGGACCTGGATGCGCTGCTGGTGCTTCTCGGCGAGGGTGACGACGAACAGCTCGTCGCCGGAACCGGCCGGGCCGACGACGGTGGCCGTGATCGGCAGCTCCCGGCCTTCGAGGACAGGCGGCAGGGTGTGGCCGTCGGCCTCGCCGACCAGGACGGTTTCGTTGGGGGTCGGGGCCTCGATCATCGCGGCACCTCGAACTCGCCGTCGTCGCTGATGATCGAGTCGGTGAGCTTCTGGCCGATCTTGGCGCCCAGCTCCTTCGGCTCGACCTCGGCGGCCTTGAAGCTCTGCGGGGACGCGATCAGCAGGCCGAGGCGACCCGCGAGCTTGACGGCCCACGGCGGCCCGCCCGCCTTGCGAACGGCGCGGCGGATGCCCCACCAGGTGGCGGCCTGGTACATCGCGATCTCCGCGACCGGCGCCAGCAGCTCCAGCCAGGTCTCGGTGACCGGCGCCGGGGGCTGCTGGGGGATCGGCCGCTCGCCGTGGACGAAGTGATCGACCAGGCCGTCCCACTGCTCGTCGGTCGCCGAGAAGATGCCGACCCGCACCGGCTCTTTGGCGTGCCGGGACCCGTAGACGATGATCCCGTTGTCGTGTTTGTGCAGCTCCAGTCCCTCTGGCCCGTCGAGCAGGTTGATCCTGCGGATCATCGACATCAGGCCACCAGTTCCCGCTCGGCGATGGCTTCGAGCTTCGGCGTGACCGAGTTCAGCAGGTCGCCGTCCACCTGGCCGCCGGAGAAGCAGGCGAACAGGTTGACCGCCTCCTCGGCGGTGATCGAGCCGCCCTCGGCGCCGACGAACTTCCGGCAGAAGGCGGCGAACGGGTCGCCGTCATAGACGAGGCCCGGCGGGACCTCGACTTCCAGGGCCACGTCGAGGGTGGCGATCGCCTCCGACAGCTCGGCCTCGCCCTCGCTGGGCGCGGCGCGGACCACCTTGACGATCGAGGTGTCCTTCGACCAGATGAAGACGAGCTGGCCCAGTCGGACCAGCAGCGCCGACTCGCCCAGGAGCTGATCCCAGGTGGTCGCCATCAGCGCTGCCCCGGATCGCGAGGATCGGGCGTCAGCGGCTCGCCGCCTTTGCGCTGGACGCCGCGAACGGCGATCTCGCGCACCGCGATCGTGTCGCCCTGGGAGACCCCGAACCTGCCCTTCTTCCCGCCGGGCGTCTGGGCGATGCGGAACCGCAGCACCGGGCCGCCGGAGGGGGCCGAGAGCTGGAGGGTCGGGCCGAAGACCTCGAACCAGTGGGCGCCGTCGATCGTCAGCGCCGCGATCTCGGTCAGGGGGACGCCGAGCAGGGTCGGCGCCTCCGGCTCCGAGGAGAGGTCGCGGGCCGCCAGCCCGGCCCGCAGCGCCAGCAGCACCTGGTCGGCGTCGCCGTGGCGGTCCTTGATGACGCCGCGATTCCCGGCGACCGCGATGTCCACCTTGGCTAGCTCGATGCTGGCGGCGTCGTCAGTGTCGGCGTCGGGGATGAACAGGATCGAGCGCGCCTCCGGCATCAGGAGGCCGCCTTGCGGCGGCGGGCGGGTTTCAGGCCCGGCAGTTCGACCTCGACCGTCGCCTCCCAGCTCCAGTCGATCGTCTTCCGCTTCTCGAACGCGACCCGCGCCTCGATCGAGGCCAGCAGCCCCGGCCCGCCCTCGGCGCCGATCACGAAGTCCAGCAGCCGCTCGCTCCCGCCCAGCTCCAGCTCGACCGACGGCGTGTCGGCGCCCTTCTTGGTGCGGACGGTGCCGCTCCTGGTCTCGATCCTGACCGTCCGCTGCCTCGGGACCACCCGGCCGGTCGCCGGGGGAGCGAGTCTGCCCGCTGCGCGGGCTGGTCCTGCTTTCGCCATCTGGAGCCTCCTGGTCGTCGCTGATCTGGGCCGAGGCGGGACCCTACCAGACCTTGCGACGCTTACGGCGACATTTTCGTCGGAAATTGCTCGCTACTTCCGGCGTAGCCGTCTTCTCGTCCCTTCTGAGGGGTTCCAGGGGGGTCTAGGCCCTCTCCCCCTCGGGATGGGACCCTTTCCGGGGCATATCGGAGGGTTACCAGGGGGTCTGGAGGGGGTCAGGCTGGGGAGGTGGAGGGTCGATTTCCGGGGATTCCCCGCAATCCCACTTCCAGAGCCGAATTTTTTGGGGGTACTGAGCGTGGGTGTCTGTTGTACTCGTTTCGAGCGCCGGGCGGCCAGGCGTGAGAAAGGGGGGGGTGGCCGGGACCGTCCGATCTTGGACGATCCCGCTTGCCACCTACTAGCTGGGACGGCTGGTCCAACCGCCTCGCTCGGCGGCGACAGCGCGCGACCGATCCGAGGTGACGATGATCCGTTTGTCGGTCCGGCTTTGCACTGGCGCATGCTCGTCGGGCGGAAGCTCGGTCCGCCATCTGCGTTCGACCAGGGCGCGCGCTCGGTCCGGCGACTCGCTCAGTCCCGCTGCGAGCCATCGGCGAGCAGCCTCCAGGTGATCCAGCGTGTCCGTGTCCTGGAGGCGGGCTGCTTCTATGGCTAGGTAGAGAGGGGAATCGGTTAGCGCGCTCAGTGCGTCGCGCAGTTGGGCCGCGCCCTCTGGCACTAGCCGCGTAGCGGCGTAGCCCTCGCTGGTCCCCCATGCGTCGGACCAGTCGTTCCTGACCGACCCGCCCGCGACCAGGTAGGCGGCCGTCCGGGCTGCCTTCTGGCTGATCGCTTCGCCCGCGTCGGCGAGGGCGGCACAGCCGGCCTCTACTTCGGGCCAGGTGCCGTCAACGCCACGGTTCAGCATCGGATCGTGGCGGTCGTGCCGATCGCGGGCCTTGCTCTCAGCGGCGGCGGCGATGTCTTCGGGGGACATGCCGTCGTCACTGGCATCGGCGCGCTTGCGGTCGGGGTCGTTGAGGACCAGACCCTCAGCGCGCTTCACCAGGTAGGCGCGGGTCAGCTTGTTGCGGTCGGGCAACTTGCCCGGCTCGCACTCACTGAGCAGCTTGGTGACTAGGGCGGACCGCAGGTCCGCGCGCTCGTCACCCGATAGCTCAGGTATGCCGTGCCTACCCCGTAGGCGACCCGCTGCTAGGCGGACCGCTTCGCCCGTGAGGGCTAGCAGGGTGGCGGCGTCGGCTTCCCGCCTTGCGGTCTCCCGCATAGTGACGGTGCGCCGGTCAGATTTGCCATCCTCAGTGGTGCCCGCCCTGTAGGAGCGGGTCCACGTAGCGGCGTGCCCGGAGACTTCGGCGAGCCGTACCGCCTCATGCTGGGCGGCGGCCTCGTCTAGTTCCCGGTCCCGCTGCTGGGCGCCAGCCTTGGCGCCATCCTTGGCCGCTTGGGCCTCAGCTTTGCTTGCGGAGATCATCGGCCGATCCGATCCGTGAGGCTGATTCGGGCATCGGTGGCGGCGACTTCGCGGGCCGTCTGGCCCGCTACCGCAAGGTTCGGCGCGCGCTGAATCCTCAGCGCGGTGCAGGTGTAAAGCTCGGCCATGCGCCAGTCGGCGGCATCGCGGGCGGCGTCAATCCGCCGCTGAAGCTCTTGGAGTAGCTGCCTCTTGGAAACCATGTCAGCACCTTTCGTAGAAGTGACCATGACCCCATGTTAAACCTACTCCCCCCGCGCGCAAGTGCGCGTAGACGGATGTTCTAGGGTCACTACGTCAACCGGGAGTGTTCACCCCCCGCCGTTCTCAGGCTGGATCGGGTCGATTCTCTAGGAAGGGTTGGCCGCCGCCGGTTGGTCACGGCGGGGGGTGATCCCGGTGGGCCGGTGGTGCTGTACCGGCCTCAGTGGGATAACCGGCAGTGTTCACCCCTAGGCGTGGGCTAGGCACGGCGGCCACGGCGGGGGGTGAATGCTGGCGGTTGTATCCCCGACGGTAGAACCTTGCCCGTTGCCCGACATGGGCTAACGGGTGGGGGTGAACACTCGCGGTTGACCCCGTGAAACCCGACATGGAGGTATCGCAACATGGCTTCAAGCGTCAAGAGCGCTTTGGACATCGCCCAGGCCGCGCAGGAGCGCGCGGCCACGCAGGCGCAGCCCGCCAAAGCGTCCCCGCAGTACAAAGAGCTGTTCGGGCCTTGCGAGGTCGCGGGCGGACACGGGGACGCCTACATCGTGCAGTCGCCCTCGGGCGTCGAGTACGTCGAGTACAGGCCGCGCGGCGGCGGTCGCATGAAGCGCGTCCAGCTCACCGCTGTGACCGCGCTGTTCCCGCATCTGCTCACCCCGCCGAAAGAGTAGGCGCGCGGCGCGGGTGCCCGCAAGGGTGCCCGCGCCGCCGCTTGTTTTCGTGCCATCCGCCCCGCCTGTAGCGAACAGCGAGCGGCCGGGCGCGAAAGCAAGCGTTCAGCACAGACCCACACATCCTCCGGGAGCGTAAGTTTGCGCTTCGCAACGAACAGAATCACTCGTTGCGTGTAAGTCTACGAACGGACGTGCAAAGCCTGGACCAAGGGTAAGTACGTCACTGGGGCCGTGCTTGGATGGCACGAAGCCCGCTGCGGCCCGAGAGCGAACAGGCGGGCGTTACGAACTTGCAACTCCAGTTCAGACTTTAGGCGCGTGCGATCGGCCGCTTGCGAGCGAGCCGAGTAGCGCGCCGATTCTCCCCGCAGCGCCAGGATGTACGTCGCCAGTAGCAAAGCTCTGTTGCTCCCTGCGAACGCGCCGATCTGGCCTCGGGGAAGACCTTCCCGCATGCAGTCCACGATCGCGATGGCGAACGGGACGTAAGCCGTGCGGAAGACCTTAATCCGAGCCTCCCTCATTACGTGTTTGCGCGTGGTGACGAACATGGCTCTACAACGCGGAAAGGAATCCCCGATGCCCGAGAACTTCAGCCTCGACATCGACATGGGCAACGAACTCATGTCAACGGCTCAGCATGTGGCGGATGCCCTTCGCCGAGCTGCGCACGAACTAGAGGTGATGGGCGAGCAAAGCGGTCGCATCCGGGACGAAAACGGGACCACCGTTGGAGGCTACGGGTTCGACCAGCTCGCCGACAAGCGACCCTGAAAGGTCGGATCGTTGGATGCGCCGTCGAGTCGGCCAGTCCTGTTCATCAGCGGGGACGCCCGTGCTAGCGCAGGGTTAAAACGCGACGCGGCGGCGCATCGAACGATCTTTTGACCCCCTGGTCGCAAGTCTTCTACGAACAGGGTTAGAGTTGCCCGATCCTACGAACGAATGGAGGTGAGCCGTGCAGACGTTCCCGATCATCGACACCGACGAGGCTTTCGCCGCGATGGCTGGCATGGACGCCCTCGGGATGGTCGCCGAGCTGCCCGACTTCACCGAGCATCACGCGCTCGCTGCCGACGGCGACGGCTCAGCCATCGTCTGCGCCCACGACACGGCGAACGGCACCTCCAGGGTCTTCGAGATTCCCAGGTCCGTCACGGCCGCCCTGGCGGACGACGACCCAGAGGTCGAGGTCTTCCACGAACGGCTCGGCCAGCACCTGAATCGGCTCGGCCGGGCGGTGTTCAACTGATGGCCGTCAACATCGGGACGCTCGAACGGCAGCGTCAGGGGCGGATTCGGCGTGTCTGGTTTCAGCGTCCGCACCTCGTCATCTGCCGGTATCTGGACGACGGCGAATTCGCGCCGCCGACGCACTTGTCGGCGAACCTCAGCTTCTGCGTTTTCGGCCGATCTGTGACGATCTCCGGCCGCCGCGAGCCGCGCGAGCAGGTGACGCGCTGATGCTGCCCGCCAAGCGATTCTTCGCGCTAGGCGCCTGCGCCTTCATGCTCTTGCTGCTGGCGACGACGGCCCGCGCCGCGCCGCTGTCGCCGTCGGCTCAGTTCGCCTACAACGTGGCAGCGAACGCAACGCCCCCGGCCTGTGCTGTCGAAGCTCAGATCGTCCCGGCCTTCGCCTCGCCGTCGATCGTCGCCGAATACGATTTGGCGACCTGCTCGATCGGGCTGAGCCGCGAACTCGCCGACGGCGGCCACTTTGCAAAGTCGTGCAAAGTCTTCACCGACCTGCTGCGCATCTTCGACGGGCGCGAACCTTCCACCCGCCTCCCGCGAACGTGCCTCATGCACGACCTTTTCCTGCTCAACCATCCTCACTACCTCGAACGGAGGTTCCGCTGATGCACCACCCCGACCATTCGGAGATCGTCGTGCTGAACGACGGCGAGACCTTCACGGGCAGCGAAGGCTGCACGGTGCGCTATGTGCCCGAGGCGATCGTCAGCGACACCGACGCCATCGAAGACGGGCTTAGAGAGGACGACTTCGAGTCTGAGCGCGTGCTGAGCGCGAGCGACGTGATCGAGGTGGCAGGCTCGCTGCTGGAGCCGGGCGAGCTGGATGGGAACCCCGAGTATTTCCGAGCCTTCGCCGAGCTGTGCAACCAGCTTCGCGCCCGTCCGGCCGATGACATCGAACTGACCGAGCGCGAGCTGCGAGAGGCGGCCGAACGATGACCGGCGCAGGCGTCTACGAGTTCAAGTGCTGGCTTCGCGTCGGCGCTGACTCTGAGAAGCAGGCCCGCGAACGCGCCGAGGAAATCGCCAGCGGGCTGACGGACGGCCCCGAGGACGTGCAGCTCTCGATCGAAGACAGCGAACCGACCTTTGAAGACGTGAGCGGTGGCGCATGATTGCCACTGCGAACGATGCCGTCGAGACCCTGAAGCACAAACGGTCCGGCGAGGTGTTGGCGACCAAGAAGATCGCGCGGAACACGCGCCTGGTCTACTACGCCGACGAGCTGGTCGGGCTGAAGCTGCACGACACGATCATCGCCATGTACCGGCCCGACGGCGTGACCATCGACCTTCGCGGGCCAGGCTCGCCGAACGATCAGGGCTGGTTCACGAACGTGACCCTGGATCGAATAGCGACCTTCACTCCGGCGCGCATCGAGCGCGCGGGCGGATTGACCTGGTTGGTCGATCCCGCGAACGGGTTGGTGCCGTACGCACACGGCGCGCACGTAAATCCCAACGGGAGTTGCGAGATGCCTATCGACCCCGCGCTCCTCGCGGCCGTCGCCCGAGTCGTCGCCACCTATCCGGCGAAACTTCGACGCCACGCGGACAAGATCATCACCGCATGGCAGAACTGGGAGCAGCCGCGCGAGTGCTGCTCGAAAGCCAATGCCGAGCAGGAACACTGGCCGCACCAGCTCGATCACTTCGAGCGCGGCGAGGTCGTGATTCCGCCGGTCTTTGGGACCTTCATGCGTAGCCCGACCTCGAACGGCGGCGCCTATGGTGACAAGCTGATTGAGCAGGGCCGCGAAGAACTGCGCACCGACCTGAAAGAGCTGACGCAGCTCGCGGTCAAGCGCTTGGTACCCGACTTCCCTTATCCGCAGTTGACCCGAACGAACGGAAGGAATTAACACACTATGGCCGCGACCGCGACGAAGACGAAGGTGACGCCCGCCGACAAACTCCAGAACGTCATCGCCGAGCTGAAAGCTGGGCTGCCCGAGCGCGAAGTCGAGATCGACCTGCTGGTCCGTTCGATCATCGCCCGCTCGCACCCGCTGTTCATCGGCGAACCAGGGGTGGCGAAGTCCCTCCTGATCCGCGAATTCATGTCGCACATCGCCGACGCCTCGCTTTTCGAGGTGCTGCTGGCGAAGGACACCCCGAGCGATCAGGTCCTCGGCCCGGTCTCGCTCGCGGCGCTGGAGAACGACGAATTCCGGCGGATCACGCGCGACAAGCTCCCGGAGGCGAACGTCGCCTTCCTGGACGAGATTTTCAAGGCGAACAGCACCGTGCTGAACGCGCTTCTGTCGATCATCAACGAGCGCATCTTCCACAACAACGGGCACTCGATGACCGTCCCGCTGTGGACCTGCGTGGGTGCATCGAACGAGCTGCCCGGCACCGACCGCGACGACCTGCGGGCCTTCCGCGACCGCTTCGGCATCACCAAGATGGTCGAGCATGTCCGCACCAGCGAAGGACTGACGCAGGTACTCGACGGCCAGCTCGCCCGTGGACGCGGCGAGCCGATCGTCGCCAAGCCCACGCTGGTCACCTCCGAGGAGATCGCGGCCATACAGGCGACGGCCACGGAGGTCGAAGTCCCGCCGAACGTGAAAAAGGCGCTGGTCGAACTGCGCTCCCGCGCTGAGTCGGAGAACCTGACGATCAGCGCCAGGCGCCTGTTCGAGGGTGTCAAGCTGATGCTCGCGGCGGCGGCGCTGACCGGCCGCACTGAGGTGTCGGTCGAGGACATGAAGGTCTTCGAGCATGTGCTTTGGAGCGACCCCGAAGATCACAGCACTGCGTACGAGCTGACGCTGGACTACGCAGGCGCCGTCGCCAAGAAGGCGGCCAAACTGCGCGGCGAGTTTGACGAGCAGCAGGCCGCGCTGAGCGACTTGCAGCAGAAAATGCCCGCCGACGGCAGCGTGCCCGACAGCGAACTGATGGGCAACATCGGCGTGGTGTCGAACATGCTCAAGAAGCTGAGCCAGCGCGTCGGCGATGCGATCGACAACGGCAAAGAGGAAGGACATGAGACCGCCGAACTCGACCAGCTCGCCCAGGACATCACCGGCTCGCGCGAGAGCGTCAAGAAGCTGCTCGGCATCGGGAGCTGATCCGATGTGCGAACGCGCCTTTGTCGGCTGCCCGCACTGCTCGGAGCCAGCAGACAGCGGCTCGCTGGTCCAGCGCGAGCTGGCGACGGAGTTGATCCGCTACACGCTTGATGACGACGGCGAGGTTGACCGCAACGCCGAACCCGATTACCAGGGCAACGTCGATGTCACGGACGACGGCTACGAGTGCCAGGCGTGCGGCTGGAGCGGATCGTCGCTAGACGAGGATTGCACCACCGAAGACTGCGACTGTGACGACTGCGTGGAGCCGGACCCCGAGGACGCGGGCGCCGATCCCGATCGCATCGTGGTCCTGCGCCGAACGTGCGACCAGCCGTTCGATGTCGAGAAGATTTTCGGCGAGGCGATCCCCGAGTTCTCGAAGCTCTGGGCCGATCGCGCAACGTACTTCCTGCCCCTGCCGCGTTGGCGCGCGGCGGAACTGTACCGTGAGTACCTGACCGACGCTGTTGGTGCCGAGCGAACGGGCATCCCCATCGTCATCGACTTCAGCTTCACGATGCCCGACGAGGACGCTTACGAGCTGATCCTGCCGGGCTTCGACCCGCACAAATCGAACTACAAAGGAGCGCCGGATGACGGACATGTCGCAGCGTGTGTATGACCTGTTCAAGCGCACCAAGAACCTTCCCGCGCTGAGCGACAGCGTAGTCCGGCACGACCGCCTTGATGACGGGGTGCTGGAAGACATGACCGAACGCGCGTCACACTTTCGCGGCGCCATGTTCGATGTGCCCGAGGTGGACCTTGACAACCTCACGGACGACGAGGGCAAAGCCATCGAACTGAGCGACGAGGAACGCGAGAAGGTTCTGGAGTACGTCGCTTGGCAGAACCTGTTCGGCGACACCTTCCGCGCATTGCACACGCTTCAGGAGCCGGAGCTGAAGAACCAGGGCGAGTTCAAGCCCTCGCGCGACCTGAACCGGCGCATCCTTCAGCAGATCATCGCCAGCGAGAAATTCCAGGCGATGCGGCCCGACACGCGCCACGACGAAATCTCGGCCGCGTTCGCCACGATCAACATGTCTGAGGGTCTGCGCGAGTCGCTTCAGGAGCAGATGAAAGAGATGGTGGTCGGCGCCAAGAGGATGTCCGACCAGGAGCAGCAGATCACGGGGGCGCAGGAAGCCCTCGAACAGATGCGCCAGCAGGCCGCGCAGGAACACCAGGAAAGCGGCGAAGTCAACCCCGAACTTAAGCAGGCGATCAAGGAACAGGCGCAGCAGAAGACGCAAGCGCGCCAGGGCCTCGCCGAAGAACAGGCCGAACAGCAGCAGAAAGGCATCGGCGTCGGTGCCATCGAAGCGATCGACCAGGCACTCGAAGGCGCGCAGGAAGCCACTGACGCCATCGGCAGCCTGCCCGGCACCGAGCCGGGCAGCGGGCAGAAGCTGTCGCCCGACGAAATGATCGAACTGGCGCAGAAGTGGAAGGAAAATCCCGAGCTGTTTGACATGGCGAAAATGATCGGCCGGATGCAACGTGACATCCGCTACCGGCGAACGAACCGTGTTGTTGGTGGTCGCGAGGAGATCATCGACGTGAAGCTCGGCGACGACCTGCCGCTCTTGCTCCCGAGCGAGAAGGTGAAGCTGCGCCATCCGGTACTTCGCCGCGACTTCATCCGGCGCTTCTACGAACGGTCGCTGGTCCAGTATGAGACCCGTGGCTACGCCGAGGCCGGGCGCGGGCCGATCATCGTCTGCCTGGACGGCTCAGGGTCGATGAACGGCATGCCCAACGTCTGGGCGCGCTCGCTGGCAATCAGCTTCATCGCGATCGCCAAGCGGGAGAAACGTGACGCCGCCGCCGTCGAGTTCAGCTCGTACGGCCAGACCAAGCGGTGGGACTTCATGGCAAAAGAGCCGATCAACCCGCTGCGCATCGTGGACTTCGCATCGCACATGTTCCACGGCGGCACCGATGTGACCGGCGGCGTCGAGAAAGCAAAAGAGCTGATCGACATGGTGCCCGAGTTCAAGACCGCCGACATCGTACTGATGACGGACGGCATGGACTACTTCCAGGAGGACGACGTAGCCCTGCGCGACGAGCTGCGGGAACGCGGCGTGCGGCTGCACGGTGTCGCCATCGGCATGAAATCCAACGCCTACCTGGAGCAGATGTGCGACGACACGGTTGCGGCTTGGGACCTGGCCGGAACGAATGACGCAACCCAGCACCTCGCTGAGGCGATTACCTGATGAGCTGGCGCGACGAGCTGGCACCGGGCGACGTTCTCGAAGGCCCGAAGTGGGATGGCAGCGGCAAGGTGATGGGCGTCGTGCTGACCGGCGACGACGAGGACAGCACGATCCTGGTCATGTCCCCGAAGACGGATACGGAGAACAACCCCGAGGGTGACGCCTGGGATACGGAGTGGGTGAAACTTGTCGGATCGACCGACATGTCCGACTCCGACATAGGCCGCGACCTGCGGGCGAAGTTCCCGATCAGCCCACTGTCACCCGAGTACATCTTCATGGTCATCCGCCCCAGTCGGAAGATCACCGCGTACGCCAACTTGGATGCGCTGATCCACGGCATGTTTGCGGAAGGCGAGCGAGTCTCCGCCGAACGTAAGGAACAGATCATGCACGTCGCCGCGCAGTGCATCGCCGACCCCGAGACCGACTTCAAAATTGCGCCCGGCGCATCGAACTCGCCGTGGGTGCGCTTCACGCAGGTCGAGGGCGCCTGACATGGGCCGGTTCGGCGACGGCTGGACGATCTACGACGAGATCGCAGCGGTCATCGCCGACCGCGCGGACGACTGGGATCGCGAGGTCATCGAGGACTTGATGCTCACCGTGGGACCCGAGGCGCTTTACGAACTCGCCGTCGGCCCGATGATCGACAAGGTGATGGAACGCATCGGTCTCGGCAACGTGACCCTGCCCCAGCCCGGCGCCGAACAGGCGTCACGGCCGATCCTCGCCTCTGCCAGCACGGTGCGGTCGCTTGCATCCGGCAGCCTCAAACCAGGCCAGCAGCCGCCCGAAGGCGGCATCGCACTGGTCTGGTGTTCGTGCCCGCACTGCAACCACGGCTTTATGACGACGGTGGAGTCCATCGTCAACCGCGAATCGGACAACTGCCCCGAATGCGGTAAGGAAATCGTCCCCGAACCATCAACCGAAGGAGGCCCATAGTGGCTCGCGTACCGAAAGGTGTGGTCGCTGTCACCCCCGGCGGCGAGATCACCCTGGATCACATCATGGGCTTCTACGCCCTGTTCACCGTGCCCGACGAACCCGTGTCCGCCAGCAAGCTCAACCGGCTGTGGATTTCGGAGGGACTGCCGCACGACATAATCCCCAACTCCCGTTCCGCGAAGAACGCATTCCAGGTCGCGGCGCGGTCGATCGAGAGCCGAAGCCGTCGAACCGACGCGCAGAGTCGGCGCATCGAGATCGAGGTGGACCCCGTGGTCGAGGACAAAGATCGCGTCGTCTACCAGGTGACCAAGCTCGCCCGTGACGCGCGCAACGAGCTGATCGACCACCCGAAGGCGATGAAGCTGACCTTCGACAAGAACACCGAACTGATGTCCTGGGAGCCGATCGACAGGCTGACCGACATGGATGCCTCGGACCTCTCCGGCCTGTTCGACCTGATCCAGAACCACTTCGATCGCAACGCGAAAAAGGTGCCCGGCTCGCGGGTCCGCTCCGGCATCCGCAAGCTGCTGAAAGAGATCGGCGCCGTCAACATCCGCAAGCGGAGCGGCGGCAGCGGCGTCTACTTCGTGCCGAAGGCGGGCAAGGACGACCTCGACTCCCTCGAAACCGTCATCACCGAGCTGTACGGCATCGACAGGGCCGAGCTGCACCTGATCCCCACGGTGTCGGCGGAGGGCCAGCGCGAACTGATCGAACGCCACTTCAACGCCAACGTCAGCTCGGAGATAGACGAGCTGATGGCCGACGTGACCGAGGCGCTGAAGAACGACGAACGGAAAATGCGCAAGGATCGCGTCGGCAACATCCTCGCCCAGCGCAAATTCCTCGGCGAGCATCGTGAACGCTACGTCGGCCTCCTCGGCACCTCGCTGGAGGAGATGGAGATCAAGCTGGGCCTGCTCGATCAGCAGCTAGAGGCCCTGGTGCTGCGGACCAACGACTAGCTGGACGCCGAGCCGACCGTACTGGTCGAGCTGGCAACGGTAGCCCACCGCCCCACCGGGGAGTCGAACCCCGGCTGCTCGCTGTTCCTAACCGGCTCGGCGCTGTTCGAGCCTACATCCTTTCGCCCATCTAACGCATGTTTCCTTGGAACCTGCGTAAACTTCCGTAGGAGGTGAGAACTTTGCCCCACCGCACGGTCACTTCTGCACTTGCTGACGGCGCCGCACTCGCGGCTCGCCGTGCTGACTTCGCGCCAGGTGCTACGGCGTACGGTGTAGCACCGCTGGGAGGCCACCAGGCGCCCTCAGCGGCCCCGTCGCCCGTCACGGCCGCCGAACGGACCTCCAACCCCCTGCGGCCCGCCACGTTCGCTGAGATCGTCGGGCAGGAACGGGCGGTGAGGACGATGCAGCGGTTCGTCGCCGCCGCCGCGAACCGGGACCGTCCGCTCGACCACATCCTCCTGATCGGGCCGAGCGGCACCGGCAAGTCCACCTTCTCGCACGTCATCGCCAACGAACTCGACGTGGATGTGTTCGCCGTCGAGGCCCCCGTTTCCCATGAAACGCTGCTCCTCCTGCGCGAGACCATGAAGGACGGCGACCTGCTGCGGATCGAGGAGATTCACCAGCAGGGTGCGGGCGACCGGCGCGGGCGCAGCTCGGCGATGACGCCGGAGGTCCTGTACGAGGTGATGGAGGATCGAACGATCACCACCGGGACCGGCGTGCTGCCCTACCCGTCGATCACGATCGTCGGCACCACCACCGACGAGGGCATGCTGCCGGACGCCTTCATCAACCGCTTCCCGATCCGGCCTCGGCTGGAGCGCTACAGCGCCGACGACATCGCCGTTATGGCGGTCTGGAACGCTGAACGGCTGGGTGTGCAGATCACGGTCTCGGCGGCGGTGAGGCTCGCCAACGCCTCCCGTGGCGTGCCGCGCGAGGTGAATAACTTCATCCTGAACGGCGAATCCCTGGTCGGCCCCGACAACACGATCAGCGTGGCCGTCGCCGACGAGGTGCTGGACGTGAGCGGCGTCACCGCCGACGGCCTGACCGCCGACATGCAGGGGATGCTGACCTTCCTCTACACCCGCGCCGGTCGCAAAGTGAAGGACGAGATTCGCTACCAGGCCAGCGTCGGCACCATCGCCACCGCGATCGGCAAGAGCCGAGACAGCAAGGCGATCGCGCTGCGCGTGGAGCCGTACCTGATCGAGCGTGGCTTCGTGCAGGTGGGCCACGGCGGTCGCACCCTCACCGACCAGGGCGTCGAGCGCGCCCGCGAGCTACTAGGAGAACGACCGTGACGACCAAGGAATCGCGAATTCGGAAGGGCAGGAAGGTCAGGCACGACGGTCGCTCAGCGCGGGTCGATTACGTCTACAGCTTCGGCTACGGAGAGTCCCGCTACCGCCGGGCGAGGATCACCTACCTCGACAACCGGAGAGCCGCCTACGCCGCCGACATACCGACTGACAGGCTCCACACCTACCCGAAGGGGCGGAAGTGAGAGCGACCACCCTGACCCCCCAGCAGCTTCACGGGGAGGCTCGCCTGCTCTGCGCCGAGCTGATCGGCAGCCCGGAGTCTTGGGCGCTGGGATGGCACCCGATCCCCGACCCGCTCAAACCCTGCGAACGGTGCGGCGGGTTCACCGGGCAGGCGGGCATCTTCGTAGACACCACCGGCTAGGCCCCCGAGGACGCCACCTTCTGCGGTCAGTGCATCCAGACGTACGTGACCGGGGTGGGGTTCGATCCCGATGACATTCGCCAGGAGGTCGCCAACCTCGCCCTCGAACAGTTCCGGGATGAGGTAGCCGAAGTTCGGGGCGAGGTCGGGCACCTTAAGCAACTACTACCGAGAGGCGAAAAAGTGAGAGCCGAGTTCCAACGTAAAGAAAACCGTGTGTCGGTATGGCTGGTGCTGTACTGGCCCGACGGCGAAGGCAAGGAGTACGAGAGCCTGCGCGAGGACCTGCGGAAGGCAGGGTGGGACGACGACGGACTGCGCGGCTTGCCGCCCCTCGATGGCGAGAACGAGATCACCGTGAGCCGCAAGGGGTCGGACCTGTTCAACGGCCAGACCAAAGACGAGGCCAAGAGCTTCGTCGCCGCCGCTCGGAAAGTGCTGCGCAAACACGGCATCGCGGCCGGGCGGGTTCGCGTTCGGCCCTGGCAGGACTTCCTATGAGAGCCACGACCAAAGACGAGAAGGGCGGCATCAGCACGGCCGACGTGATCGCACTGGAGCCAGCGAAGCTGCTGGTCCCGATCCGGGAGCCGATCAGCGTCAGCCAGTCGATCGTCCTCGGCTTCCGCCAGAACATGCTGGAGATCGGCGACGGCATGGGCAGCGTGTCGGTCGGCGCCGGTCTCGGCACGGACTTCATCGAGCTGGAGTGGGGCGAAGGCGACGACAGCCGCCGAGCGGTCCTGCGCGGCAGCGAGGTCCTGAAAGCCTGGGTCGAGACCTTCGCGCCCAACGAGGCCGCGCGCTTCCCGGAGTCGATCCGATGACCGACGCACCGAAGCTACGCCAGAACGACCGCGAAGTGGTGCTGGCGGTGTTCACCCGCGAGATGCCCCACACCGCTCGCATCCTGAACGCGCCCGCCGTGACCGAGGAGGTCGTCTTTGGTCCCGACCACGCGACGCCCGACGACGACGAACTGCCGCCCCAGGAGTGGTACGACCGGCACTCGACGGTGCTGGACGAGCTGGTCGCCGATGGCATCTTGCAGACCGGCAAAGCGATGGGGATGCTGGTCTACGGCCTGACGATCGCCTACCAGCAGGTCCTCGAACAGCAGGCCCTGACCTACCTGGAGAACAAGGCCAAGCTGCTCCGCGACCGCGCCGAGGACAAGGCCACGGGCATGAGCGGCGCCGACCTGCTGAGCCGTTCGCAGACGATCGAAGATGCCTGCGCGGCGATTGCCGAGCCGGTAGTCGCCAAGGTGCAGCCATGACCGGGCCGAAACGGTTCACGTCGCCCTCGCCGCTTGCCGAGCATGAGACCGGAACGTTCGTCCAGTTCTCCGAGTACGAGGCCCTGGTCGAGGCGTTCGCGATCTACGCCGAGGAGGGCATGGACGACGCCAAACAGGTCTTCGAGGTGCTGGAGCCGCACCTTGGCACCACGGACGCGAAGTTCGTCGCCGACATGGTGGGCGAGGCGATGACGGAAGACCCGAACGATCGGAGGAAATCGAAATGAGCCGGGTACGGCGGGCGCTCGCGGCGGTTGGCCGCGCGTTCTCGCCAGCAGAGCCGGGTCGGCGGCGATCGTCGCACGACATCAACCTCGAAGTCCGCAGAAGGGAGCGTGAACACCGTGTCAACCGACCCCGTTGGTGAGCTGGTCGAAGTCGATGGCGGCCTCTACTCGCGCGCCGACACCGAGAAGGTCCGCAACTGGGTGGACCTGGTGACGACGATGCTGATGTTCGACCACTCGGCCGTCGAGGACCTGAAGTCCGCGACCCGCGCGCTTGGCGTGCGAGCGCAGGCACAGTACCCGCAACTGGAGTCCGGGGATCAGGGCGCGCGGCTGGTCACCGCCGACGTTCGGCCCTTCCTCGACAACTTCCCGACCGACACCCACCTCGGGTTCATCATCATCACGGGGGACGCTCTGTTCTCCTGCGCCGATGGCCCGAACACGGGCGCCGTGGTCCTGTGCGAAGCGCTGGACCAGATGCACACGACGCTGGCGGGAGGGGGCGAGTAGATGCAGACCACGGGGATTCGTGAGGGCGACATCGTGAAGTGCGACGTTCGCGGTCAAACCTTCTACGCGCTGGTCACGGAGGAGTCACACATCGACTCGATGACCAAGCGGCGGGTCCTCTCCATCCAACCACTTCCAGGTAGTCACGTTTCTACCTATAGTGTCACCCCCCAACAGATCGTTGACCACTGGCGTAAGAAACGCACCAGGTCAAAGAAAGGATCAGGATGAACGCAGAACCGCAGGTCGAGGAGTCGCCGCTGGCGTTCCTCGAACGGCGCCTCGCCACGTTGGACGAGGAACGCGAGAAGGTCACCGACTCGATCGCGATCTTCAACGGCAAGGCGCCGAAGTCGCGGAGGCCGAAGCCGAAGGCCCTCCCGGCGGGGCCGAAAAAAGCCCGCCGCAAACGCCGGGGAGGCAAGCGTGCCGACCAGGCCGTCGCGCTGATTGAGAAGAAGCCGGGCATCTCGGCCTCGGACATCGCGAAGGCGATGAAGATCAAGCCGAACTACCTCTACCGGGTCCTCGGCGACCTGGAGAAGGAAGGCCGCGTCGATAAGAACGGCCGGAACTACTCGCCGCCCGCCAAATAGGCCGGGCGCAAATACCGCAGTTCCAGGGCCGTCGGGCGTCATTGCTCGGCGGCCCTATGTGTAGGATGACCCGACACTTGGAGAAGACCATGACCACCACGATCGAACGCTTCGAGCGCGACTATCAGCAGTACGAAGGGATCAGCCCCGGCCGTCGCCAGGAACAGATTCGGGCGATCACCGGCATGGGCGACCTCGCGGGCAAAGCACCGGAGGATTGCGACGACCAGGACGTGCGCGCTTTCCTCGCCCACCGCGCCGACGAAGGCTGCCACGTCAACACGATCCGCAAGGAGCTGAACATGCTCCGGCCGTGGTTCTCCTGGGGATGGGGCGCCAAAGTGATCGACGCCGAGCGGCTGGTCGCGGTGCAGCAGATCGGCGCCCCCCGGCAGTCCACCGGCAAGTCGAAGCCGCGCCCGTACTCGAAGAAAGAACTCGCCCAGTTCTGGAAGGAGTTCGATGAAGCGTGGCCGAAGGTGGACGAGAAATTCTGGGCGCGATTCGGCCGGGGGACCTCGCCGTTCCGCCGGATCAGGACCCACGCGATGCGGGTGCAGATGGAGGCGATCATCGCCCTCGCCCTGCACTGTGGTCTCCGGCGCCAGGAGATTTTCCGGGCCAGCCTCGATGACATCCACTACGACAACGCCTACATCGTGGTGAAGCACGCCAAGGGTGACAACGACGGCGACAAGCAACGGGAGGTGCCGCACACCGCGACGAGCCGCGCCGCCGTCCGAGCTTGGATCGAGCTGCGCACCCAGCTCGGGCCGACCCACGACACCCCTTGGCTGTCGCTGGCGAACAAGGTCCACGCGCTGAAACCGATGCGCTACACCCGATTCAAAGGTCTCATGCGGACGATCGGCCACCCGATCCCGCACCAGCCCAGCCAGTGGCAGCTCCACCGCTTCCGGCACACCGCCGGGACCGAGTGGCTGCGGACGACGCGGCGGCTGGAGATCGTGCAGAAACTGCTCGGGCACTCGAACCTCCAGCAGACCCTCGCCTACACCAAGCTGGTCCGCGACGACCTGCACGAGGCGATCGCGAAGTCCGAACGGGAGTTTGAAGAAGCGGTAGGTGCGCGATGACCCCCGACGACGGATTCGCCGACGGCTTCCAGATTCACGTCCCCGAGGATTACGACGCCGAGCCGGGGTCCCAGCTCGGGAAGCTGCTGCCGCCCTACGGCGGGATCAAGCTCTGCGCCAACTCCACCTGCCAGCAGGAGCTGGACGAGGAGAAGACGGCAGGCGCGTTCATGTTCCGCGACCTGGAGAGCGGCAAGCTGGTGATCTTCTGCGGCCAGTGCGCGCCGGGGATCGAGCTGAACCACACCAAACGCTTCCTCCTGATCCCACTATGAGCGACAAGATCGAAGTAGCCGACGGCCCGAGCTTCCCCGCCACCGCCAAAGGGAACTGCGAAATGATGGCGTACTTCCACAGCTCGCACGGAGGAAATACCGTCAGCGTCGAGGCGTTCCTTCTGGAGTACGGCGAGGAGTTCACGGCCAATGCCCGCCCGGAGTGGGTTGAGCAGATGACGCCAAAGATGTGCTTTATGAACGCCTTCATCCTTGTCGATGAACAGGTCGGCGGCCTGCTCGGTGAGGACGTGCCCGACCTGACTTACTGCGAGGGCTACGTCTTGTCCTCGGGTCTCCCAATCCCCATCCACCATGCCTGGTGCGTGACCGACGACGGCACCCTGGTCGATCCCACCCTCCAGGATCGCACGACCGAGGAGACCGTTACCTATTTCGGCGTTCGGGTCGCTGACTTCGAGGGTCTGAACGAAGTCCTGGAAGAAACCGGGACGTACAGCGTGTTGTTCAAGCGCCACGGCCACGCGCTGATCGAACGTATCCATTCCGACCGGAAGGCTTCACCCTGATGGACGAACCGACGCTGATGTACTTCGCGATGTGGCATGCGAGGTGTGAGATTCTTCGCCATTCGACGCGGGAGTCGTGCATCCTCAGCACCAAACTTCTGTGCGACCTGATGAACCAGCTCGGGGTCAAGGCGATGCCGGTCGCCGTCGATGTCATCGGCTTGAACCAGGTCGCGCTGGAGAAGGAACAGAAGGGCGAAGAATTCGATGCCACCGACCCAGACGAGCGGGCGTTCGGCGCGCGCTGCAAGGTTGACCCCGACAGCGAAGACCCAGAAGGCACGAACTGGCCGGGCCACCTTGTGCTGATCGCGGGCGGGCGGTTCATGCTCGACCCCAGCGCCGACCAGTTCGCGCGGGCCGACTACGACTACCACGTCAGGCCCACGATGATTGAGTTCGAGGACGACGACCAGCTCGAAACGTGGCTCTACGACGGCGTGCGCCAGGGCTTCCTGCTCCCGGAGGGCGGGATGCTCACCTACGAAGCGCACCCAGACGTGGTGACCTACCGAACCTGCTCCGACTGGGAAGACTCTCACCCCGGCGACGGCCTCTACGACTCGGTGATGGCGAAGACGCACGGCCTGATCGGCATCTACGAGGACGTGGAGGAGCTGCCCGACCTGCCGGACCTACCTCCGGCGCGCTCGGCACGCGACCCGATGACCGACGAGGCGATGGCCGACACCCTGAAGTCGATGAAAGAGCTGGGGTACAGCGTCGGGGACCTGGTGGGCCGCAAGGCCGCCGAGAAGGACCGCGTGCGGCGCCGGAAGGCGGAGCTGGCGCGGCGGCGGGGCCACGACGTTCACGACCGGATCGCGCAGCTCGGGAAGCCCTAGGCGGCGATCGGCATCGGCTCGGACGCGGGGGCCAGCGGGGGCGGCTCCGTCGCCGACCGCCAGCCCGTGGGCGCCCAGTCGGCCAGCTTCTCCCGGATGCCCCGGATGATCGTCGCGACCTGCTTCCGTTTGATGCCGAGCCGGTCGCCGATCTCACCGTTGTCGAAGTCCATGTAGAGCAGGGTGACGATCCGGCGCTCGCGCTCGTCCAGCGTCGAGGGGATCAGCGGGGCGATGTCTTCGGCGGCGATGAACATCGTTTCGTCGGAGACCGCCAGGAACTCTGCCTCGAACCGCTCACCGTGCCCCTTGTCCAGACCCTCGATATAGGTCACTCGGTGGGCGTGCTTCACTTTCTTTTCGAGGTCCTTCTGCTGATTTTTGATGCAGGCGAAGACGTACCTGTCCAGAGGAGTACGACCCTTGGCGTCAGGTTTTTCGTTGGTCAGCTTCGCAGGGTCATAGCTCAGTAAGGCCATCCACACCTTGATCCGAAAGAGCTGGCAGATGTCCTCGAATTCTTCCTCGCACCGTTCCACAGTCATCGAGGCGGTCGTTCGCACCACACCTTCATAGCGGCGGATTAGCTTCGGGTCTGATGCGGTCTGAGCGTGCATAAAAAAAGGGGCCGTCAGCCTCGGATGCCCCCCACCTTCGGAGGGACGAGGCCACAGCCCGTTTCGCAGCATGGGAAAGGTAGCAACTCCGGTCGGACGATCGCGATTTCTGCCCAGGCGCTGGACAAAAATCCCCAGAACGTATGTTCGGCTAGTACCCGCCGCCGCCGGGGAGGATCAGCTTCTTCTTCTTGCGCGGCGGAGGCGGCGGGCGCTTCTTCTTCTGCTCGTCCTTGCTCTGGGAGGCGAGGCCACGCAGCATCTCCAGCCGCTTCTTCTCCTGCGGGTCGGCGCCGGGGTCGAGGATCGGAACTGGCATGGCCCTGGACCTTACTCAGCGCTGACGACGGCCATAAACGCCTGCACCCACTGCTCCCGGACCTGTTTCATGCTCCGGTTCTCGGTGATGAACTCGCGGGCCTGCTCGCCGACCTTCTCTCGCAGCCTCTTGTCGCCGATCAGGCCGAACAGCTTTTCCGCCACGTCTTCGGGGTTGCGCGCCAACATGCCGGTCACGCCGTCCTCGATTTCGGGGTAGACCTCCGGGTTGGCGATGATGGGGATGCCGAGGGCGCCCGCCTCCAGCCAGCGCAGGTCGGACTTGCCGCGCCACCAGCCGCCGGAGCCGCCCGGCGCCAGCGCGATGTCGAACATGGTCATCGCGCTGGGGTACTGCTCGATCGCGGCCCACGGCACCGCCACCGACCGCTCCTCGCCAAAGTGGGGTTTGAAGCCGTCGGCGAAGGTCTGCCCGATGCTGACAAAGTTGACGTTGGGGTTGGCCTGCATCACGTTGGCGAGCTGCTGGAGCCAGGGGGTGATGGCTTTCAGGTGCCCGGTCGCCCCCGCCCACCCGACGTTCACCGTGTCGCGTTTGGGGCGAGTGAGTTTGTAGCGGCCCAGGTCGATGCCGTTCTGGCAGAGGAAGGCGTGCTTGTTGAAGTGGGAGTAGTTGCCCCTGATCCACTCCGTCGAGGCGATCAGCGCGTCGCACGCTTTCATCGCTTCCTCGTAGCGATTCAGCACCTCGTTGTCGAACTTGTCCGACCAGTCGTGATCCTCCAGGTGCTTGATCCCGTGGAGGTAGTCGTCAATCTCGAAGATCACTTTCACCCCAGCCTCGCGCAGGCCACGGATCAGCTTCACCCAGTTCGGTCCCTGCGGCTGCTGGAGGACGACGATCTTGTAGCGGAACAGGTCCGGCATCGCCGACTGCGGCACGCCGTTCTCGTCCTTCGCCAGGCCGGTCGCCCAGCCCAGTTTCGGCGGCTCGCCGTTCAGCCCGATCCAGTCGGCGCCGAGGGCCATCGCCGGGAGCATCGCCCGGTAGTAACAGACCGGCGAGGCCCCGAGGCCGACGAATAGCACGTCGCGCGAGATGTCCAGCTCCTCGTTCACTTCGGACCCTCGCCCTCGCCCCAATCGCGAGGTGCGTCATCCGGGATCGGCTCGTCTTCGCCGGGCGTGATGCAGTCGGCCTTGTGCGCCCAGATTTGCGACGACGGGAACTCGCAACGGCAGTTGGGACATCTGACCGAGAACCGTTTGCCGTCGGCGTCCTCCACGAACAGCCCGGCGCCCTCGACCCACGGATGGCGTTCGTTGAGCATCGGCACGTCGCGGGCGTTGCGAGCCTTTACCACCTCCGGGTCGAAGTCGTGGTAGAGGTGCCAGCCCCGCGCGGCTTTGACGTAGCTGATCGGGACCTGCATCGAGACCGCGCGCAGGCCCAGCTCGCCGTCCTCGCAGCGGCCGTGGTGCAGGTCGTTCCAGAAGCCGCCGACCCGCTCGAACTCCGCGATCGGCCAGATCAGGTTGCCGGAGAAGCAGGCCAGCCCCGCAGACAGATCGTTGCGCAGCATCTCCCACGGCTCCTGCGTGTCGAAGCTGACCCAGCGCGGGTCATTCTTCAGGTCGGGCATCGGCTCGCGGACGCCGGGCGGCATCCAGTCGTAGGGGCCGACCATCACTCGGTCGATCGGCTCGGCCTGCATCGCCGCCTCGTACATCTCCAGGCAGTCAGGCCCCACGATCACGTCGCTGTCGAGGAACCAGACGTGGCTGAAGGTCTGGTTGCCCTGGCCTTCCAGATCGCGGACGAGCCGGACGCCGATGTTGCGTGGCTGCTCCTCGCCCGGCTCATGCTTGCTCGACTGGAGGACCGCGAGCGGGATGTCATAGGCGCCATCGACCTCGAAGGCGGCCTCGGGGCCGTCGCAGATGACGGCGACGAGATCGGGTTTGACGGTCTGCTGGGAGAGGCAGCGAAGGACCTGCACCAGGTTCTCCAGGCGGCCCGGCCCCACCGGGATGACGACGGCAGTGTTCATGCTCCTCCTCCGATGATGTGTGGTCCGTGGTGGATTCCGGCGACGGTGCCGTGGTCCACGACGACGGTTGACGGACCGACGCCGAAGCCGACGTTGACGACCAGATCGCCGCCGCTCGGGAGCGCCAGCGCCAGCCCTTCAGTCCGCAGTTTCATCTTGAATTCGCGGTCCTCGGCGAAGGCGTCGGAGTGGTGGTCGAAGGGGCCGAATGCCTCCCAGGCATCGCGGGGGATGACCATCGCCGAGCCGACGAAATCCTTGCACTCCTCCCACTCGCCGCCCCAGTGCTGGATGAACATGTCCTCGTAGCGCACCGGCTCGGCCGGGTACCGGAACAGGCCGAGCGCGCCGATCGCAGGCTCGCCCTCCAGCGGGTTGTTCGGGTCCTGCATCCGCGCCCGGTTGGCTTCGAGGACGTGGACCGACTCGCGCAGCCAGCCCGGCTGGTAAACCAGGTCCTGGTCCAGCTTGATGATCGGGTCGCCCTGCGCGGCGTTGAACATCCGGTTGAGCGCGATGCCCTGGCCCTCGTTGTGGCCGGGGGCGTTGAGCATCACCGTCGAGACTTTCCCTTCAGCGAGGAGGGCTTGGAGCAGGGCGTTGACGCGAGGGTCGCGGGAGCCGTCGTCGTGGACGATGATCTCCAGCGGCCAGTCGGCGTTCGCGATCATGGTCTCGATCGACTGTTTGAGGAAGTCGGGCCGTTCGTAGCTCAGGACGCAGGCGGTGGCAAACATCAGGGTCTCCTCTCGGGGTATCCAGCACAGTTGCGCATCAGCAAGGCGAAGGCTGGCTGGCCGCGTTTGCCCTGGTATTCCACCCACCCGTAGCGGTAACCATGCTCGGCGAAGTTCAACTCCCAGCAGGTCTCGAACTCAGGGTCCAACCAGCGATGCAGTTGCTTCGCCGTCAGGTTGTGAGTGTGGCAGGGGTGGGGGTTGGTGAGTGCGTTGTTCTCGGCGCACATGATCGCCACGTAGCCGCCGGGCCTCACCATCTTGCGGATGCGGTCCACGGCCGCCACCGGAATCTGAACGTGGTCGAGCGCGTTGGTGCAGACGATCAGGTCGAAGCGCTCCTCGAAGTCGTCGCCCATTTCTTCCACGCGCATCGTGAAGTGTTCGGTTTCGCTGAGGGGGAAGTAGCGGGCATAGTCGTCGGTGTTGGGATCGACCACCATCCGCGTGTCGAACTCCAGCAGGTCGGTGACCGGGCAGGGGCCGCCGCCGATCTCCAGCACGTCCATCAGGTGGGTGTCGAGCTGGTCGAGTTTGAGGTCCCGGATCAGTTTCGGATGCCGGATGCGCTCGCGCTGCAACTTCTCATGGCGCCGGTCCTCGTCCTCGATGCACCAGGTATCGACCTCCGCCTGAAGCTGGTCGGCGTAGAACTTCTCGGCCGGGTCTACGGCCGGGGTTTTGCGATTCCCCATTCCCCCTCCTTATTCGCGACCAGATCGGTCAGGTCTGACTCGTCAACGATGAACGACCTTGCCCGGAAATATTCTTCGTTCTGGGAGTCGGTGTCGCCGCCGAGCGGATGCCAAAGGTGGACCGCCTCGATCTCCGGGGCGATGTACTGGCCGTGGCCGCTGAGCCGGAGCCGGGTCAGCAGGTCGGTGTCATCCCAGCCCCAGGCGCCGGGGAAGCCCTCGTCCCAGCCCCCGACCGCCAGCAGCCACTCCCGCTTCCAGAGCGCGGCGTGCGGCGCGGTCCAGACGTGGGCCACCTCCCAGCCCGGCTCGCCCTCGAAGACCGGCGCCGCGCCGTCCGGGGCGAAGAAGACTCGGCCGGTCGAGATGACCATCTTCGGATGTCGCGACTGGAGTTCCGGGAACTGCGCCAGCGCGTCGGTGCGAAAACACAGCTCCGGCTCCGAGGTCACGATCCAGTCGTACTTCGCCCGTTTGATCCCGACGTTGCGGGCGTGCGAGCAGAGCTGGGCGCCGGGGTTGTGCGTGTAGATGTAGGTGGTCTCCACTCCCGATCGGGTGCCGAACTCGGCGACGATCTCCGGCGTCGCGTCGTCGCCGCCGTCGTCCACGACGATCAGCTCGGCGGGCAACGTCAGCCCCAGCAGGCGGTCCAGGCTCTGTTCGAGCAGGTGGGCGCGCTGGTGCGTCGTTATCAGGAGGGATATGTCCATCTACTCGTATTTCCTTAGCGCGACGCGAATCTCCCGCACGTCGTTGTCGCCCCAGGCTTCCTCCGGCGACACGGGCGCGGTGAAGTCCTTGTCCACCATCTCGAAGCGGCTCTCGGTGTAGGGCCGCGAGAACGATTCGTGCCAGTGCGAGCCGTCGGGGGCGCCGCAGAAGGTCTCGAACGTCCCCTCCATGATCCAGAGCTTGTGATCGGGGTCCTCGACCGCCGACCGCGACGGGAACAGCGGCGTGATCGCGCGCAGGATGCCGCCGGGTTTCAGCACGCGGTGGCACTCGTCAATCAGGGCGATGAATCCCCGGCTGCTCAGATGCTCCATCATGTGGTGGCTGATGATCGACTCGATCGAGCCGGTCGGGAACGGCAGGCCGGTGGTGAACCGCTCGCCGCCGAGCGCCATCTGGTTGAACATTTCCAGCGTGCGCTGAAGGACCTTCTCGCCGTCGCTGTCCAGCGTCCCGAAGGACGCCGGGATCATCGCGTCGAGGTCCAGCAGCATCCCGACCCCGTTGCCGGGGAAGCGGTCGATCCCCAGCCGGGCCTTGGGCAGGGTGCCGCAGCCGAGGTCGAGGTGGAAGTCGAGGTTGTCGTAGGGCGAGTCACCGCGCGCGGCGGCGGAGTCCCCGTGTGACTGACCTACCCAGTCGTACGGCTCCCCCGAGGGCAGCTCGTCGTATTCCCACCAGTTCTTGTTGGTCGGCATCGCTTGTCCTTTCACCAGATCGTCGGAACGAGGTCGCTGAAGCTCTGATCCTTCCACTTCTCGCACAGGTACATCCAGGATTTCGCCTGCCAGTCCGCAATTTTCGGCGAAGGCTTGCCCCGGAACATGTACTCGAAGTGGTAAGCGCGGACGTTGGGGTTGTAGACGCACTGCTCGCCGTGCGCGAAGACGCGAAGGCAGTAGTCAACGTCCTCCCACCCCATGTAGAAGCTCTCGTCGTAGAGGCCGATGGTCTCCAGGGTCCGGTGGCGGATGTACTGGAGCGCCCCGGTGACCGGGCAGATGCTTTTCTTCAGCGCCTCCGGCAGGTTCATCGGCCCGTACTTGTAGAGGTGGTCGAAGGTGCGGGTGAGCAGGGAGAAGTAGACGCCGCCGTGCTGGATCAAGCCGCTCGGGTAGAGCAGGAGCGCACCGACGACGGCCGCCGGTTGGGAGCTTTGGTCCTGGGTCGAGCGGAACTGCCGGACCCAGCCCGGCGTGATGATCTCCACGTCGGCGTTCATCAGCACCGCGTCGCGACCTTCCTGCAACGCGCGCCTCAATCCGACGTTGACGGTTTTGCTGAATCCAGAGTTTTTGGACTTCCTGTGTACCTCGAACTCCAGTTGCATGTTTTCGATTTCGGTCATCAGGTCCGGCTCGGGCGAACCGTCGTCAACGAGCAGGATGCCGACCCCATCGCCAGCGGTTTTCCGCACCGACGTGATCGCGTCTTCCGTGGCCTGACGGCCCTCCTCGTTGGTCAGGTAGGTCGGGATGACCACCAGCGGCTTCGGTCGCTTACTCACAGGATGGTCTCCTGCTCTGGGAGCCGCGAGTAACAGACCGTGCAGCGCTGGAGCTGGTCGATGTCCTCGGGGTGCGTGTCGGCGAGGACGTACCAGCCGTTCTCCTCCAGGCAGAGGTGCCCGCAGTAGGTCGTGTCGGTGCCGTCGGGCCGGACGTGGTGAAGGAGCTGGCACGACCGACACTTCGTTGACTTCGGGTCGGATGCGAACCAGCGGCAGGGATACTGGCGTTTGACGACTTCAAGATTCATCGGCCTCCATCAGCGCGCGACCAGCCGCCGTCACCTCGATGCCGGTCGAGTAGCAGTCGTCACAGAGGAACGCGGGCGACCCCTCGCACCAGCCGCAGCCGTCGCAGCCCATGCAGGTCGAGCCGTCCAGCTCGAACTCGATGACCCAGACCTCCTCGGCGGGATTCCAGACCTTGTTGATCGCCTTCCACGTTTCGCGGAAGTGCTTCAGGTTTTTGCAGCCCTCCAGCTTCGCGTCTTTCTCCGTCATCTGCCCGAGCTGCTGGGAGTAGACGGCGGTGATCTTCGCCTCGGCGACGCGGGCGATGCCACGGCCGGGGTTGACGGTGAACACCTGGCCGACCGAGTAGGAGCAGCGGTGGCTGTACCAGGGCGAGCGCGGCTTGCCGGGGACCTTGCGGCGCCGGGTCGCGCGCTTGTCGCCCCGGATGATCGAGCGAGCCAGATCGGCCTGGAAGATCATCCGACCAACTCCCGTTGCGGGAACTCGCGGACCTGAAGTCCAGCCGGAAGCTCGCTCAGTTCGTTGCCCGGATGCGACCCGCCGAGCTGCTTGAAGAAGAACGCCGTCCCGGTCGAGCGCGAGTCCTTGTAGATGGCCCGCGCCCACTCCACATCGAACGGCCGGTGGTCAGGCCCCGACTCGCCGCCGACGATCACCCAGTCGATCCCCTCCAGGTTGAGTTCGGGGTTCGGCCAGCCTCCGGTGATGAAGGCGCGTTCCCGGAGGATGCCGCCCCGATCGCGCTGGCGCCCGCACCTCCCGCACAGCTCCGTTTCGTCTGGGTCCTCCTCGGAGATCAGCCCCCACTCATGCTCATGGTGGTCGAGGACCGGCCCCAGCAGCGGCTCCGCCGAGATGAAGCGGACGGCGGCGGGGGTGGCGCGAAGGAGGTCAGCGCGGTGGACGAACTTCCGGTTCTCGATCGTGACGCCGAGCCAGACGTTCGGGAGCGGGCCGATCGGCGGCAGGTTCTCCACCTTGTCGATCTCGTCCCAGGCGCTGAGGACGAACTGCATCCGCTCCGCCCGCTTGGTGAGGACCAGGAACTGCACGTCGGGGCGGTCGGCGAAGACCTGCCACATCTTCGCGATGGCCTCGACCGGCGCCTCCTCATGGAACACGTCCGACATCGAGTTGACGAAGACGCGGGCGCCGGGTTTGAACCGGGGCGGTTCCTCCAGCTTGTCCCAGTGGACGGTGAAGCCGAAGCCGGGGCCGCTCGACAGCGGGTCCCCGTCGTTCTGGTAGCGCGTCTTCGGGTCGGGCTTGCCTTCAGCGCGAGCTTTCTTGACCCGGCCGCGCTCCTGTTTCTGGATGCGGGCGGCGGAGGTGGCCGCGTAGCAGTGAGCGCAGCCGGGGGAGACCCGATCGCACCCGGTGAACGGGTTCCAGACCTCCGTGGCCCACTCGATCGAGGTCTCAGCCACCCCACTCCTCCTGTCGGTGCTTCAGGCGCCGGAGGACCGCGCGCTCGAAGGAGTGGTAGAGGTCCAGGATCATCGCGTCAACGGCGACGCGGACAACGAGTTTCAGGATGCCACGCATTTCTTACCTCTCTCTCGCATCAGGGTCTCGATCAATTTGGCGGGCGGCTGCTCCTCCCACTCCTGCGGTTGGAAGCCCTCCAGGCTGCAATAGAAGTCAGCGATGCCGGTGGCCTGGTACCAGTCGAGGACGGTGAATTCCTCCTCCACGTCGATGCGGCCGGGCCGGACCAGCGCCTCGTCCAGCACTTCGCGGTGATTGGTCGTCATCACGGTTATCAGCCCATGCGGCGTCCACACTCCATCGGTCGCGTTCAGCAGCGCGGCGAGGGATGCCTTGCCCTTGTCATCGCTGCGCTCGGTCGCCGAGTGAAAGTTGTCGATGTCCTCCAGCAGGAGGATCGACCGGGGCGCGATCGCGGCGACGTACTGGGTCAGGTCGGCGTCCTTGTCGATGTCGCCGAGCGGCAGGTAATAGGTCGGGATGTCGAAGTGGTTGGCGAGCGCCCGCGCGAGCGTCGTCTTCCCGGTGCCCGGCGCCCCGTGGAACAGATAGCCCCGGTGCCACGGCTGCGAGAAGCGGGCGTATTCCTCCTCGCGGGCGAGGAAGTCGCCCAGGTCCTCTACCAGCCGCTCTAGCTGGCCCTCCTTCAAGATCGTGCTGTCGAGCGTGCGCGGCGGCAGGTCGCCCCGGCGCCGCCATTCCGGTCCCCAGCTCGCGGGCATGTAGAGGGCGGGCGGCTCCGGCTCGCCTTTGCGGGCGGCGAGCAGCCCGTCGATCATCTGCACGATGGCTTCGCGGCCCTGGATCGAGCTGGCGACGAAGACGATCTTCTCGGTGAACCGGCGCCAGTTGTCGGTCAGGTTGACCCGTTCCGGCACCTCCTCCCGCTGCACTTCGACGGTGATCCGGTGAGCGTCGAGCCGTACGACCTGTTTGCGCGTGCCGTCATATCGCAACCGGAGTTCCTGTTTCTCGGTCACACCCTCCGGGCCGTAGTTACCCTCGGTCTCGGTGGAGGCGATCATCGCTTTCCGCTCCTCGGCGGGGATGCGCTCCAGCACCCAGTCGTGGAGGTCGGGGTAGAGCGGATCGACGCCGGGGACGGTGATCGAGTAGTCCTCTTTGGCGTTCAGCCGCTCGCGCAGCTTCTTCGCGATCGGCCACAGGAGCTGCCCGGCGCTGACCAGCGCGAGGGCCTGGGCACCGCGCTTGCCGCCGTAGCGCTCCAGGATGGCGAGGTGTGAGGGGTTGATCCCCTGACCGCCGCCCTCCTTCAGTGCCGCAGGCTCGGCCGACATCAGATCAGCTCCAGGGCGGCCCGCCGAGCTGGCGCCAGCCCTGGTACTGCTCGCCGCGCTTGCCGATCCCGTAGCGATCGACCTTGCGCAGGGCCTCCAGGCCGAGCGCGATGGCGCGCACGTTGTCCTGCCAGTAGGGGAAGGCGTCGGTGCCGTAGCGGAGCGGCCCGTGGCGGGAGTCGAAGCTGATGACGACGCCGGGGTGACTCGGCCGGGCTTCGGCGCGCGGCCAGCCGTCCAACCTGATCTCCCGCTCGGTCAGGGCCAGCTCGATGACCGCGCCGCGCGCGCCGAGCTTGTCCAACTCCCGTTCGAGCAATTCCATCGTCGCCGTCCAGCCGCTGCGAAACGGGCTGCTCGCCATGCGCCCCGCCTTGAACTCCTCGGGGAAGGTCGAGATCGGCCTGCATTTGATCTCCATCAAAAGCTCCTCTCTTGGGTGGGGGCAACCTTGGCGAGCTGGGCTTCGACCGCCGACAGCCGGTCGCCCAGGTCCTCGACCTGCTTCTCCAGGTGGCCGACTCGCTGGGTGGTGTTCGAGCGTGGCTTTTTCACCGTCCACGACTCACCATGCTGCGGATGCGAGTAAGGCTCCAGGTCGTACTCGATCAGGATGTTTAGCTCCACTTCAGCGAACGAACGCAGCTTCTCCGTGATCGGCTGCCCATGCTCGTCAACCGCCGTGATCTCATACAGATTGGTCTCACTCGTACCCTTAGTGTTGGGCCACGTAGCGATAACCTTCTGGTGGGTCACGCACATCTTCTTTTTGAAGGGTTTCCGTTCCATCTACTGCTTCCTCGGTCGTCTGCTCTGGAGCTTCTTCGAGTGGGCCTTGCCGGTGCGCCCGGAAAGAAGCTGGTGACGCGGCTTGGCCTCGGGGCCGAACTTCAGCGCCGCGTTGCCCTGGCGGCGCTTCTTCCGCGTGTGTCGCTTCTTCCGGGCGCCCATTCGACTACTGGACTTTGATCGTGAGGGCGTTGTCCGGGACCTTGCCCTCCACCTTCTTCGGGTTGAACAGCTTGGCCGGGATCGCGACCAGCTCCATCGTGGCCTCACCGTTCTCGGTGAGTTTGCGGTAGGCGTTGCGGAGCGCCATTTCGCCCGACCGCGTGTCGATCGTGACCGGCTCGCTGCCGTCGTCGCCGATCGGAATCTCCCGCTCGAACGCCTCGACCCAGATCGGGTAGAAGGTCCCATCGACCACGGCCTCGGTCCGCTCCGAGAGCCGCAGGACCACGTAGCCCCGGCGGCCTTTCTCGGCCTTCTTTTTGCGCGGTTTCCGTTTCCGTTTGGCCGGTTTCGGCTCCGGCTCCGGCTCAGCCGCCGCCGGGGTCTCGCCGCCATCCCCTGGCGGGTTGGCCGGGAGCGGCGGGTCCTCAGCGGGCGGCGCGGCGGGCGGCTCCGGCTCCGCGTCCGGCTCGGCGGCCGGGGGCGAAACGTCCGCTCCGTCGGAACCCAGGGGGTCCCCCCCAAGGGGGGAACCCCCTGAACCCTCAACGGGAGTTGCAGCTTCTGCTGGAGGCGTGTCGTCGGTGGCCGCCAGCGGGTCCGGCTCGGGGGTCGGCTCCTCGACCGGCGGCGCGGCCTCCGGCTCCGGCGGCGGGTCGGCGGCGAGGTCGTCCGGCTCGGGCGGTTCCTCCAGGAACTCCCCGCCCATCGGCTCCTCGGCCAACGGCTCCTCCGCCGCCGCGTCGGCCTCGGCCTCGGCGGCGGCGTCGGCCTCCGCCTGGGCGGCCCGCTCCGCCTCCTCGGCACTGGGGTTGTCGCCCCCGAGACTGCCGGGCTGGACGCCGGGCGGCAGCTCCTCGCCGCCCTCGCCGAGCGGGTCCGAGGGAATCTCGGCGAAGGGGTCTGGTTCGGCGCCGGTCGGCTCGGCCGGGGGAGCAGCGTCCTCGGCCGGGGGGGTCGGCTCGACGTGGGTTGCGGTGTCGTCCATCAGGTCGTTTCCTCTCTATTTGATGTGCATGATTGACGGCTCGAAGTGGAACGGTGCGATCCCGTCGAGGCCGTGGCGGTTCTTTTTCCAGATCAGCTCCGCGTCGGTTTCGCGGATTTCGCCCAGTGCTTTCTGCTCGTCGGTGGCGTAGGCGTAAGGCCGGTACATGAAGTTCACGAAGTCGGCGTGCGCGGCGACCTGGCCGGAGCCGCGAAGATGCGAGAGGGTCGGCCGCCGGTCCGGCTGGTTCTCGATCCCCTTGGTGGTGTGGGCGAGGCAGACGACGGCGACGTTCAGCTCCTTCGCGATCGCCTCCTTCAGGAAGCGGGCCTTTTCCTCGTCCTCCTGCACCTGGTTCGGGTGCCGCTTGTCCATGTCGAAGTAGCGGAAGTGGTCGATGACGACCAGACCGACGTTGTACTTGCGGATGGCCTCGACAACAAGCGCGCGGAGCTGCGAAGCCCTGAGCATCGAGGTGAAGTTGAAGATCAGGGGGATGTCTTTCCTGCGCCCCCACTCGTAGATGATCGTCCGCATCATGTTTTCGTCCACGTCGCCTTCGCGGATGCGCCCGCCGTCGATCGACGCGACGGAGGAGGCGATGCGGTCGCTCGACGGCGGCTCCGACATCTCCAGTGAGAGGATGAACGTGCCGATCCGGTCCTCCTCCGGCTTCGCCATCTGGCGTTCGGCGAAGCCCATCCCGGCCTTCCACCAGATCGCCGACTTGCCGACTCCCGGCTCGCCGCCGCCGATGACCAGCTCGCCGGGCTGGATGCCGCGCGTGTACTTGTCGATGAAGTCGAGGCCCGTGTAGGCGCCCAGCTCCAGGCCGCTTTCGCGGGCCTTGCGGAGCAGCCGGGCGCGTTTGACGAACCGGCGGCCCAGCTCGCCGAACTGGATCAGCTCATGGGTCAGGAGGGTCGAGGTCGCGATCTTCATGGATTCCTGGGAGGCGATGCCCGCGATTTCCTCGGGCGATTTCTGCTCCTCGGCGACCTGGTGCTGCATCGTCGCGGCGACCTCCAGGATTTGCCGCAGGTCCCACTTCCGCTTGACGACTTTCGCGTGGTCGATGATCGAGCCGGTGAAGGTCTGGCCCGTCGCCAGCTCCCGGACCCGGACCTGCGCATCCTGCTCGTCGCACGACCACACCTTCGCCAGCCGCTTCGAGGTCGAGTCGCCGATCGCCAGCGGCTCGATGGGCGAGTCGGAGTAGTAGGCGTCGTAGACGGCCTCGTAGAGAACCTGGTGGGCGGGCACGTAGAAGTGTCGAGGCTCCAGCTTGGTCTCGATGACCTCGCCAGCAACCTTCACCCCGTAGGCGAGAATCCTGCCGAGGACGGCGCGCTCCGCCTCCAGGGAGTGGGGAGGTTTCACCTGCGTCAACTGGCACTCCCCGCGTCGGCGTCGGGAGCTGCGAGTGGGGCGAACACGGGGTGGCCGTCTGGTTTGAGCGTCGTTCCGATCCCGTGTTCGCGTAGCCATGCCTCTGCTTCCTTCGCCTGTTTCACCGCTTCCTCGTTCTGCTGGAGTCGGTGGCCTCGCTGCACCAGCCTCTGCTTCTCCGCGACGATGGCACGATCGGCGGACGGAAAACTTCGCCCGACTCCGGTTGAACCTTTCGCCCGGGAGATGAAGAACGCGATCTGCTCGGTGAGAGGCTTGCCGCCGGGGTAGGTATCGAAGATGGCCCCCAGGGTTTCCTTCCCCGGCTTCTGCTTCCGCCACTCGCGCAGTCCCTCGACGGCGCGGCAGAGAGCGGTGGCGTCGTACTCCTTCAGGCCCTTTTCGATCTGACGGATCAGTGAAGGGCCGAGCTTTGGAGCCGTGTCCGGCTTGAAGATCGTGAGGAAGTGGCCGTACACCTCTTTCACATCCTCGCCCACAGTCTGTTGGTTCGTTGTTTGGTTAGAAGCAGTGGGTTCCAGGGGTTTACTGGGGGCACCGGGGGGGGGTGGCCCAGGAGATACGGGGGGGGTAGCTACTGCGCCACTGGGGGTCGATCCCGATTGCTGCAACTGGAGTTGGTAGATGTTCGAGGTCTGCCGACCAGCTTTTTCGGCTTCAAATCGCGGCGCTTTCGCGATCAGGCCGAGGGCTTCGAGGGCGTTCATGTGCTTCGTGACGTTGCCCTGCCCGCTCGGTTTCGGAGAGAACCCGCACATCCGCGCGATCGTGCGCCGGTTGGGGAAAGACTCTCCGTCGGGGGTTGCATGCTCTGCCAGGGCCAGCAGCACCAATAGCTGCCCTGAGCCTTCGACCGTGTGTCCGTGGCTCCAGGCCCAGGACGTTGCCTCTGCGCTCATACCGCACCTCCGTTGACCAGTTTTCTTCGCGTTTTGCTGCTTTTCTGCACCCGTGCTGATAGCCTTCAGGCACCGAAAAGGCCGGGGCTTCAACCCTGCTATGTGGGAGGGCGAAGGAACGACCGGATCGGTGCAATGCGCGGGCCTCCCCACAGCTACCAGCCAGTAGACCGGGGAGGCTCGTTGCGTTTTAGCTCGTCATCGCGCCCCTCTCGGATGCGATGGCCGTTTACTCCAGCCGCCCCAGCAGATGTCCCAGGCCCTACTCACCTAGCTTCTCCAGGGAGGGCTTACCCGCCTCTTTTTCGGCGAGGTTCAGCAACTGCTCCAGCTTTTCCTTGTCCCCCCCCAGGTACTCTTTCGCGCGCGTCTTAGTCATCTTGACGAGGGCGTAGAAATCATCGCCGAGGGCTTCGTGCGCAATCCGCATCGCCTCGGGAGTCCAGGCGTCCATTTTCCGGCCGCCTTTGAGCCGGTAGCCGTGGTAGGCCCGGACCGCCTCGGGCATGTCCTGGAGGGCTTTGGTGACCGCCTTCTCGAACTCCTCGATCGCTTTCTTTGCGGTTTTGAGTTCGGGAAGCTCGGATACATATACGTCCATCAGGTCGGGGTCGAGGACGAGCTTACCGCTCTCCGGGTCGGGCGGTGCAAGGCCCGCGATCCGCGCTGCCGCAAACTCCGCCGTACGCTTCGGCTCGGGGCAGTCAGGGAGGAGCGCGCAGTAAGGGCACCACTGGTTGAACTTCGGCTCGGGGTTGGTGTTGTTCAGGATCGCCCGAACCTGACGCTTCAGCCAGGTTTTCATCTGCGCTCGCTGCGCCGCCGACTTCCGCGTCGGCACGGCGCCGTACATGAGCTGGTCGTACACCTGCGTCAACCGATCACACTCCGGCCACCACTCGAAGATCGCCATGTTGTAGGCCCACATCTGGATGTCTTCGTGGACCTCCTGCTCCGTCTTCCGCCACTTGGACGACTTGTAGTCGATGTGGACGAACGAGCCGGGCTGGGCGATGCGCTCGTAGACGCGATCGAGCTTCGCCCGGAAGTGGATGGTCTCGCCGCCGACGACGAACAGCGGGACCCGCACTTCGGTCTCGTTGGCGATGGTGCGGACGCCTTTGTAGTCGCGGCGCACGTAGGTCGCCAGGTCGTCCTCCAGCCGCCGCATGTCTTCGGGATCGAGGTAGCCCGCGAACTCGTCAAAGGCCCGCTGCACCGCCTCCTCCATCGGCAGGACCTCGGCCTCCATGAGGTGGATCGCGTGGTGGATCGCCGAGCCGTACATGATGTCGGGGTGCTTTCGCTCCGGCGGCTCGGACCCCTCCGTCCAGCGCCGGATCGCATACTCGAAGCGGACCGGGCAGTCGCGGTAGGTGTTGATGTCGGAAATCCCGACCTGGTTGCTCGGAATCTTCACGGCGCCACGCAGCCGGGCTTGTCGCGGAAGATCGGGATGCCCTTGATGACGCCGACCAGTTCCTTGCAGGGGTCCTGGCTGCCGCAGCCGCTGACCACCAGGATCACGATCGCGCAGATGACGGCCGCCGCGACCAGGCCGCCGATCACGGCCCAGCTCGGCTCGCCGGGCGGCGGCTCGAACTCCGGGATGCGGAACAAGCTGCTCACCCCTTGACCCTCCGGCGCCAGCGGCGGCCCGGCGAAGCTGATGGGGCCGATAGCTTTTCGCCCGACTCCCGTTGCGCGTTTGGTGATACGGCAGCCGCTGCTTGCCGAGCCTCGTCTGGCGACTCGACCACCAGGTCGATGATGGTCAGCGGATCGCCCACCTCGGGATCGAAGGTGACGGCGCCGAACGTGAAGGCGCCCTCGGTGTCGTCCTCCAGCCAGCCGCCGTTCACCAGCGTGTCGCCCAGGACCTTCTCCAGCATGAAGCGGAAGTTGCCCTCGTCGCGCTTGCGGCGGGTGCTGAAGCGCATCGTCGCCGTCGCCGTGACCTTCCCCATCCCGCGCGGCACCCCGGCCGCCATCAGAGCGACCCCGAGCGTCTGCTGCCATTCCTTCTTCAGCCGGGTGTAGAGGTAGTAGGTCCCGCCGCCGACGGAGCCGAAGCGGTTGAGGCTCGGCGGCGTTTCGGCCAACTCCAGTCGAAAGTTCATCCGAACGCACCTATAGCTTTCCGATCCGACCAGCAGCTTTCGCGGGCTGCGCTCTGCAAGAGGCCCGGTGGCGTTTCATTCGTCATCGGGCCTCTCCCGTTTCAGCCCTGGTCGGCGTCGGCGGCCGGAGTTTCCACGGTGGGCGCCTCGGCCTTGGCGTCGGCGGCCCGTTTCTCCCGAGCCTCCGCCAGCTCGCGCTCGGCTTTGGTGACGATGCCGCGCAGGATGCGCAGGTCATCGAGTTTGCCGACCTCGCCGATTTTCCGCTCTTTCGCCCACTCCAGGAAGCCCTCGAACAGCGGCGGGAACTCCTCTTTGATCGTGTTGAGGAGCAGCACGGCTTCCTGGCGGGCGTCGGTCAGGGCCTCGCGGTCGGCCGCCTCCTGGGTGGTGACGGGTGGCGCCTGGGCCGCCTCGCCGGTCTCCTCCGGGAGCGCCGGGGTCGAGCGGCCCTCCGCCGCGCTGGCCTCCTGCATGTCCTCGGCGGTCGCGATCCCGGTGCCGGGGATGACGAGCATCCCAGCCATTCCGAGCGCGCGGCCGACGGCGCCGGTCTCGGCCTTCATCAGCGAGTAGTCATCGGCGCCCCAGCGATCGAGGGTGGCGATCATCTTGGTGGCGGGGGCGGAGTCGATGATCGTCTTTCCGTCGCGCCAACGTTCCAGCTCGCCGGTCTTGGGGTTCAACCTCTCCTTGACGGTTACGCTCTCGCGGTCGAAGACGGTGACCTTCATGGTGCAGCAGACGTAGTTCACGACCCCCTTGTCGGTCTGCACCTGGAAGCGGAAGAAGCCTTTCGGGAGGGTGGCGACCTGTTTCTCGGTGGCGACCGGCTCGATCACACCCAGCCAGTCGTCGTGCTTCGCCATGAGGTCGTGGAAATACTTCACCCTGGTCTCGACCTTCGCGTACGGGACGAAAACCAGGTTCTCGATCTGCTGGATGATCGGGGTGTTGCCCTGCCAGCCGGTGACGGTCTTGGCTTTCTCCGTCGCCGGGATCATCGTCACGCCGGGGACGTAAGGTTTCGGCACCAGACCGTCGTGCAGCGGGACGTTCTCCTCGAACCACTTGGCGAGTTCGGCGCCGGTCGGAGGAGCGTTGTACCAGCGGCTGCCCTCCTGGCCTATCCGCCGCTCAAGGGTCGCATCCACCGCATCTGCCATCGCCTGTCTCCTTCGCTGGGCCTGTCTGGGCCGACGACAGTAGCGGGCGCCCACGACGCCACCAGGCTCGATCCCGCAAATCGCGACAAGCTGTTCACCGCGTCGTCGCTGCGAGGGGGTATGGTGCCCCGGATGAACGACAACGAGAGGCGCATCCTGGAGCAGTTGGGTTGCCGGTCGGAGGAGCTGGAGGAGATCGAGATCGACATCGAGATCAACCTTGGCCCCGAGGTCCGTCTGATCCTGCTGTCCCTCGGCGCCCTGCACAGAAAGGTGAACCGACTGATGGCAAACGTCGAAGGACTCGAAGCGGCGGTGGACGCCCTCGCGGCGGCGGAGGGCGCGGCCGTGGCCGAGCTGACCGCCCTGAAGGACGAGGTAGCGCAGCTCACCGCCGGAGAGATCACGCAGGAGCAGATCGACGGTATCACCAGCAAGGTGACCGACGTGGCGACCGCGCTGGCGACCGCCGCCGCGCCGCCCGCTCCGCCCGAGGGCGGCGGCGAGGTCCCGCCCGCCGAAGGTGGCGAGCCGCCCGCCGGGGAGACCCCGCCCGCCGAGGGCACCCCGCCCGAGGGCGAGACCCCGCCGGAGGGCGCGCCCCCGGCGTAGCCCCTCGCTCTCCCGCCGCATCGAAGGGCCGCCGAGAGGCGGCCCTTCGTCGTTCAGGAGGCGACTGGGTGCAGGTGGCGCCCGCTCTTGGAGCCGGTCGGTTCGAGCGATCCGCCGGGCGCGGTCATGCTGACTTTCGTGCCTTCTTCTTCAGTCGCTTCGAGGGGCCGCGCCCAGAGTTCGAGCATGTTTTCTTCCAGCGGCTCGGCTTCGATCGTCCGGCGCGGCGGCACCTGCGCCAGCAGGTTTGCGTTGCCGCAAGCGCAGAACGCGCCAGCCCGCATGAAGTACACGTCGCTGCCGTCTTCGTTGCGGGTGATGGTCTGCCCTTTGGCTTCCCATGCCTGGAAGATTTCCTCGCCGCTGACCCCCCAACCGTCCAGGATGATCGAGAGGACACTGGAGCCGTACAACGTTTCGGGGGTTTCCTGGAACGGGAGCTTCCGCAGCCCAACCAGCCACCATTTCAGTTCGGTTTGGAATTCAAAGAGTTTCTGTTCGACCTCGGGGATGATCTGGAGTGACACTTCCATGCTCCAGTCTTTGCCAGCGGCATCCCGGATCACGATGAAGGCCGACATCTGCCAAGCGTTCCAACTGACCCAGCCGAATGCAGGTGGTTCCCCCTCGGTGAAGCCTCCTGCCCACTCAGCGGTCGGGGCGAAGAACGCCATGTTGGGAGGCACGATCGGCTGCCGCACTTCGAGTTTTTCGTTGGCGTGCCCCATCCAGTTCGAGCTTGCCCGTGACCCCCAGATGTAGTGAACCGGCTCGGTCGGTACTCCGCCGATCGGGCTGCCTTCCCATTCATAGCGGTCATAGAGTCCGACCCGTGGGGTGGCGAAGCCGAGGGGGTCATTGTGGAGGTCGTCGCCGATGCGCGCGGTGTCAGCTTTCGGCAGCGGTTTCCACCCACCGCCGCCTTCGCCGCCTTCGCCACCGTCCATCGTTTCGTAGGAGCGGAACAGTTTCCTGAATTCGGGGAAGCGGCTGTAGGCGATCTTCTTATTCGTACGGTTTGGAAACACACGGTGGCGAGCAGGCAGGAACGCCTCCTTGAAGGTCTCCGCGATACCCTCGATGATCCGGTTCTGCCATTTGCTCGGCGCCGACAGTTCTTCGATGTCGTCCGATTTGGCTCCGAACATTTTGGCGATCGCGATCCGCGCGTCTTCCGGCAGCGCTGCATATGCGGCGTGCCCAAGCTCATGCACGGAGGTCTCGGCGTAGAACTTCTCCGTTGACCAGGTGAGACCCAGGGCCGCCGCCTCGGCCTTCAGGCTGGCAAGGGAGCCGAAGGTGGGCGCGTCGTTGCGCACTTCGGTGGTCGAGAAGCTGGACCCGTAGGACCAGTTGGTCTCCGCCAGCGTGGTCTGTTTGTTCAGGCTGCTCGACGGGACAAACGTGACTTCGATGCTGAGAGGCAGTTCATCGAACGGCAGGTGCAGCAAACGGTGGGCCGCCTGGCGCCACTGTTCTTTCTGCGTGTCGGTGCCATTCGTGAAGTTGTATTTCATCAGGCGTTGACAAGTTCGCCGCTTCGCAGAACCCACCGTTTGGCTTTGACCAAGGCGCCTTCCTTCAGGACCTGGACCGTTTTGCCAGCGGCACCGGAGGGACCGTCGAGGTTCGCCCCCCGGAAGTTCAGGACCTTCGGGTTGGACCCGTTGCCGCCGATCCCAGCTCGGCCTTCAGTGAACGTGGTCGAGCTGAATTCCGCGACCTGCACCCAGTCAGAGCTGGAGAGTTTCCTGATGAAGCCGTAGACGACGCCGCCGAAAACAGCGATGGCGAATTCACCCGTCGGTTCGATGAGCTGCGAGGCGACTTTCACCGATTTGACTTCGACGCCTTCGTTCCACTCTTTGATGTAGATGTCGTAGGTGCTGGTGACGGCCGGGTTCGTACCTACCGCGCTGATCTGGTACCCCGTCGGAGTTGATTTGCTGGCGTTGAGGAATATCCAGGTGTTGAGCGTACGTTCTGCGGCCACGATGTTCGTGCTGATCTGGAGGGCCGCCGCCGCATTCCCGGCCGCGCTGCCGGTGTAGGTCGTGGTGTTGAAGTAGATGCCGCTCCGGTCCTGGGCGATCGTCGGCGAGTTCAGGAAGGAGGCTGGCGCCCAGCCCAGGGTCGCGCTCCAGGTGCCGGTGCCCCCGTTGTTCCAGGGGATCGCGGTGAAGAAGGATTCCAGGGCGGCATGTTTGAGGCTGTCGGTAACGATCAGCCAGGTGATCTGCATCCTGGGCGAGAAGAAGATCGGCGGCGCTTCTTCGATCACTTCGCTGTTTTCCTGGGAGGTCTGCGCCGCGCCGCTACCGGACCAGTCCTTGATCCCCTGCGCGACTTCGCGCTGGCCGAAGTCGATGAAGGCGACGGGGCTTTTCGTCCCCATCGCTTCGATGGTCGCCATCGAGGAGAAGGCTTCGGCTTCGGCCTGGGTGAAGCTGATGGCGTACTGGGCGAAGGCCGCGATCTTGAAGTTGCCGCCGACTTCTTTGCTGGTACCGAAGATGACTTCGCCGCCCGCCGTCGTTTTCGGGGCTTTGAGGTTGGTCGCACCTTCGGCGTGAGTCCAGGTTTTGCTGGCGAAGCCGTAGGCCCGGAAGATCGGTTTGGCTTCAGCCCCGCCGGGGAACTGAACGATCAGCAACACCCATTCTTTTCGTTTATACAATTTGGTCGGGCAGAACACGGTGCCACCGCCGGTAAGGATGCTGGGTTTCCCTTCACCGCCGTTTTCTGCGACTACGAACTGCGTTCCGTTGGCACCGTTCTGCCGCTGGTAGAAGCGGCTTTCTTCTTCCGGTTTCATCAGGAAGACGAGGGAGGACGCCCCGGTCACGTCCATCCCCCCCATCGAGGTGATGAGTTTCGCGTTCTGACTGAAGCCTTTGCAGTTGAGATTGCGGACCATTAGGCTTCGATCCAGATGTCGTTTTCGACCAGGTTGTTCGGTTTCACTTTCCCGATCCAGGTGTACTGGCGATAGGCGGTAGGTCGGGTCGCGCTCGCGTTGGAGCCGTGGACCAGGACGCCCATGCCCTCCTGCTTCAGCGTGGCCTGCTGGCCTTCGATGACGAGCTTGATCTTGCCTGGACTGACTTCTTCCTCTTTGAGGTTGATGCCGCCGGAGCCGAACAGTTCAAAGTTTTCGATCCCGGTGGCGCCGACCGGAGCGATAGCCGAGCCGCTGGCGAAGACGCGGAGCTTTGGAGCGCCCTGGGTCAGCGTGATAAGCGCAACTCCCGTTGCGGGTTTGGTGACGGTGGCCGTGATCCCGCCCGAACCGACGAACCGCAGTTCTTCGACGTTGGGCACGCTTTCGGTCCCGCCGCTCGCTTTCAGGTTGAAGGTCGCCGCCGAGGCCGCAGCCGCGCTCGCGATCCGCACCCACTGGGATGCGACGGCAGCGGATGCCGAGGGCAGCAACACGGCGTAGAGGAAGCCGGTGTTCTCGGCCAGCTTCACGTCGCCGAGCGTCCCGGACCCGAGCAGCCCCGAGGCCGCGACCGGACGCTTCCAGTGCCAGTCGAGGAGTTCGGTGTCGGGGTCGATCAGGCTCGCGCCGCCGATCGAGAGGTTCACGTCGGGCGGCGTCACGTCGGCGAGGTTCAGGGCGGCGAAGGTGGTCGAGTTCCCGGCGCTGGCGATCGGGTACTGGCCGAGCGAGGACCCTTCGCTGAAGTCGCCGGTCAGGCTCGCGTAGAGGTTGATGTTCGTCGCTTTCGCCATGTTGGCGTCGGCGGGCGGGAGTTTGACTTCCAGCGTGCTGACCTGGTTGGTCGTGTTCTGGGAGTCGGTCGGCGGATGGATGTCGCAGTCCACGCCGGTCAGCCCGTCGTCGGTGAAGGTGTCGTTGGCGAGGCCGCCGGTCGTCAGCAGGTCGTAGGTGCCGCCGCCCTTGGCCCGGAACAGCCGCCAGCCCACCGCGCCCGCCGCCACCATCCCGTAGGTCAGATTGCTCAGTTTTACCTGGCCGCTGGCGAAGCCCGGCGCCCGTTCGACGCTGACCGCCGGACCCGAGGGGGTCTCACCGCCGTCGCCGTCGATCCAGGTGGTCGCGTAGTAGTAGGTGTCCACCAGCAGCGAGCCGCCCGTGTAGTCGATGGCCGCGCTCGGCGCCGCCGTCGGGATGTTCATCGGGGAGGCCGTCGAGACCACCGCCAGCGGCGACAGCATGGTCTCCCCGCCGCTGGCGTCTTCCAGCGTGTATCCGAGGGAGATCGTCAAGTTCGAGGCGATCGTGCCACCGGAGGCGATGACGAAGCCGCTGGCGGCCTGCTGGGGGTTGCCCAGCCCGGCCCTCCCGTTGTGCCGGTGCAGTTTGGCCCCGAGCTGGAGGAAGTGGTCGATCGTTTCGCGATCCCGTTCGATGAAGGCCCCGTTGTCGGTGTCCAGGCCCTCGCCCGGTTCCAGCATGGTCAGCCCCGCGAAGGTCGTCTTGCGCATCTCAGCTCCCCGTTCCTATGTCCTCGTCCATGAAGGTATTCAGCGGCTGGCCGTAGCCCTGGAAGGTCGCGTGGAGGCTGCCCTTGAACTTCACCGTCCGGTCAGAAGCCGCAACTCCGATCGCAAGTTTGCAGCCGATGGTTTCACCTCGGGCGGTCGTCTTCCATTCGAGAACGCAGGCCATGATTCCGACCGGCGTGCCCGAGTCGATCTGGGCGCCGTAGGTGAAATGCGGCTGGGTGAGTTCGGAGTCGCGCTGGCCGGTGGCGTCCACGAAGACGGTCCCGAATTTGATGTCCACCGTCTGCCAGTCCAGGAACTCCTCGGCGACCCCGCTGATCGCGATCTGGTACTGCTCCTCGCGCTCGATCAAGCCGTCGGCTTCGGCTCGTTCTTCGGCTTTCTTCAGGTCGGTGATCGTGCCGAGGGTGATCCCCCGCATCGACCGCTCCAGCCTCTGCATCATCGCCGTCATCAGAACGCTTTCACTTCTTCCCAGGGGCCACGCGCGATCGGCGCGGGCATGTAGCCGTGGTCGTTCAGCAGACGCTCCAGCTCCTGGCGGGTTTCCTGCACGTCGTTGATGTCGAGCAGCGAGCCACCGAGGTTCATCTTGAATTCACCCTGTTCCCCCGAACTCCAGTTCCAGGATCGGGTCGCCACCCAGAGCCGCGTCGAGAGGCCGGTGCCGGTGTCGAACATCAGCACCTGGTGGTCGAGCTGGATCAGCGGCCACAGCGGCAGCTCGATCTCGGCCTTCGCGGATTCGAGGGCCATCCTGAAGGCGATGAACAGGCAGGCCACCTTGCATTCGTATTCCGATTTGATGAGGTGGTCGTAGTGCAGCTCGTACCGACGGAGGTGGCCCTGCCCGGCGCTATCGCCGCGCGCCCAGACCGGCCGATAGCTGTACTGGTAGCGGAAGGCCGGGTCGGCGCCGAGCGGGTGGATCGCTGGGTTCGACTGGGCCTGCTTCGCGCCGACGGCCTTGCCGCGCACGCGGATCGACTGGGCCAGCACGTTCGCGTCGAACTTGGCTTCGACGGCGGTGAGCAGGTTGGTGTCTTTGACGGCCTCGACGCGATCGAGGGGCCGCTGCTTCATCGCGCTGTTCTGGCGGAAGACTGCGATCCCCATCGACTTGTTCGTCACGTTGCCTGGGGAGAGATCGTTCAGGTCGAAGTTTTCGGGCGCCTTGACGTAGAAGACGTAGCTGGTCAGGTCGGCGATGCGTTTGATGATGTCCACCAGGAACGTCTGTCGGTCGAAGACAAGTTTGTCCTTCAGCCGCACCCCCACCGACTCGATCTCCCATTCGGTCAGCCCGACCCACTGGAGTACGGTCTTCACGATGTCGGACACGTCGTCCACCAGAATCCAGTGTTCGGTTTTCGCCGCTGCCAGACGAGTGCGGTTGTAGATCGCGACTTCTTTCACCCCGGCCCGGTAGGTGAAGCCGTGGGGGTTGTCGGCGGGGACCCGAGCGAGGTTCGTGAACCAGAGCCGCACTTTCGAGTTGTCGCCGACGATGAAGCCGCCGCCGCCCGCCTTGATCCCGTAGCGGTTCGGCCGCTCCTTCACCCCCCCGAACCTCTGCACGTACGGGATCGTGGTCCCGCTCACATGGCCGAGGCCGGTGCTGATCCAACCGGCGCCGTAGTTGGTGTTGTCGGTTCCGCGCGCGGCGCCGTCCCTGGGGTTGGTGGCGAAGACCGAGACCAGGCATTCCTGCCCGGCGAGCGCGCCAAGGTCGAAGTCCTCATAGCGGCCTTCCGGCAGCGGGAACTCGATGTAGTCCTGGCTGCCGGGACTGCCGTAGCCCTGGGAGAGCCACGCCGTGTTTTCGTCTTCGTCGGTCGCGAAGCGCGCCGGGTGGCCGGGGGCCTCGCTCTTGGCGGCGACCCCGGCGATGGCGTTTTCGAGGTTGTCGGCGTGCTGGCGGTCGCAGAAGGTGATCGGGTCTTTGACCCAGAGGTTCTTGGCGTCGCCGAAGCATTTCTGGTCGGTCAGGAACTGGCCCATGTTCCGAGCAGTGACGTTGATCTGGTCCGGCCGCGAGGTCAGGGTCACGTTGTCGATCAGGCCGGTGAACAAGGGGAAGACCGCATCGCCGTACCCGGCCACGATCGCGATCTGGGTGGACTTGTCCTTCCAGGTGTCGAACCAGGAATTGGTCTCGCCCGCGCGCTCGCCGCCCTGTTCGGGCCGGGAGCCGCGCGAGGGCGAGTAGTAGCCGCGTTCGAGGACGTGGAACAGCGCGCTGAGGCTGCCGGTGCGCTCGATCACCCCGATGTTGTCCATCGTCAGGGTGACCTGCTCGACGCCGTTCTGGCTGTAGTCCTGGTCGCCTTTCGCTTCTTTGACGTTCGGGACCTCGATGTACTCGGAGTCCGGCACCCACTGGGCGTACCAAACCCAGTTGGGACCCTTCAGGCCGGGGATGAAGGAGAAGACTTCGTTGTCGGGTTTGGGTTTGTAGTGCCGCTCCAGGTGACCCTTGCGCACGAACACGCGAACGTTCGGACGCGCGGCGCCGACATGCTTCATGCCGAGCCAGTTGTGACGCTGGAGCTGTTCGACGGCTTCGCTCGGCACTACGGAGTCACACCCGCCCAGGTCCCGGAGATCACGCGGATGACCTCCATTTCCATTTCGTAGGACCAGTACCACAGCGGGGCGTTGGCGAAGTCGCGCGGGTTGCGGATGGTCCGTTTCCGCACGGGGTTGTAGGAGAGGATCAGCACCTCGTATTCGTCCCCGGCGAAGTCTTTGAAGAAGATGGTCTGCGATTCGCAGAGCTGCCACCAGCGGACGAATTCTTCGTGCTGGTGCTTGTGGAAGATCGTCCCGGAGAATTTCATCCGCAGCGGCTGGGCGTCACCCTGCTGCTTCACCAGCCCGGTGTTCGCGGTGTTCGCCGACTCGGTGATCTGTCTCGACTTCCCGAAGGCACTCTCGTCGGTGTGGTTGACCTGCCAGTCGTAGAAGCTGGCGTCAGACGGGTTGGTGAATCGGTTGCGGGCCATTAGCCTTTCACTCCTGCCGAGCGGAGGGCCGAGGACGTTGGCCCCTCCAGGATTTGGTTCAGGGCTTTCCCGACGACGTTGGGGTCGGACGAGTAGTTGTTGACGTTGATCTGCGGCGAGTTGTTCACCGTCACGCCGGGGTTGCTGCCGATGCCGCCGACGATCGCGCGGCGGATGTCATAGAAGGTCGGGAGGGTGATGGACCCCACGTCGAGGTCGAACCCGGTGTCTTTTTTGAGGCTGTGAATCTGCTCCCTGACCTGGCGCCGCATGTCGGCCGAGAGTTTGTAGTCCTTCAGGAGCTGTTCGAGCGCGACGATCTCCTGCTGCGTGCTGATTTTGCCGATGTCGGCCTCGAATTCGATGTTGGTCAGTCGGCGCTGCGCCACCGCGTCGCGCTTGGCTGCGAGCTGACCAATAAGCTGCGACTCCAGTTGGAGTTTTTCGAGCGGCGTCTGCGTGTGGGCGATGTCGTACCGGGTCTGTTCGATCGCGGCCTGGGCAGCCTGGACCGGATGACCGCCCGCCGTCGCCCTCGCCGCTTTGATCTGGAACTTCGCGTTCGCCAGTTCGGTCGCTTCTTTGATCGTGTCCTGTTCGAGCTGCACCTGGGCCTGGAGGACCTGCGCTTTGAGCTGGATGATCTGGGAGGGATCGAAGCGGCTGGCGTGGCTTTCCGCGAACGCGAGCTGCTGCTGAAGGTTTTCCAGGGCCACCTTGTCTTTCAGCAGGGTGTTGGTCGGGTTCACCCCGGCCGACCGCAGTTCGCCCTGGGCCTGGAGCAGGGAATAGGTGGACTGCACCTGCTGGGCGATGGCCTGTTCACGCTGCTGGAGCAGAGAGAAGACCTGCGCCGAGTTGCGGCCGTAGGCTTTGATCGCGCCGGGCAGGTCGGAGTTGATGCGTTCGATTTCGATCGCGGCCTGGCGGAGCGGGTCGGCAGTCTGGGACTGGCGGTACTGGTACCTCGCGTCCCTGATCGCCGCGATCGCCTCGTACACCTGCTGGCGCAACTGTTTTTCGATCTGTTCGTAGTATTCGCGCCGTTCCTTGAGGTCTTTCCGCAGGTATTTGAGATGGTCGCCCTGCGATTTGGCCTGGACTTCGAGCTGGGAAAGCTCTTTCTCACCTTCCTGGCGTTCTTTGTAGGCACCCGGCCCTTCCGAGCGGGGGTGGTGGTGAAGTTCGGCGCCGAGGTTCTGCTGCTTGCTTTCGGTCTGTTCGAGGCGTTCCTGCGCTTTCTTGACCGATTCCTGCTGGCGCCTGACCGCTTCGCGCGGCTCCTCGATCAGCGCCGCGCGCAGATGGCCGAACGCCTGTTTGGCGACGCTCAGCCGCTGCTGGGGGGTCGTGGCGAGTTCGAGGCCGTGGGTCACCTCGTCCGTCACCGCCTGGCCGATCGCCTGGTAGAAGTTTTCCTGATCCTTCTTCAGGGTTTTCAGGTCGTCGGGGTTCTTCGAGCCGCTGAGCTGCTGAAGCTGGAAGCGGTAGATCGCCGCCGCGCGCAAGAACGCACCTTTGTTGAAGTTCCCCGTCACACCCTCGATCAGCGACGAGTAATCTTCCATCCAGGAGTTGACCGTTTTCGGGTCGAGTTTGGAGAGGGTGTCGTTGAAGGAGTGGATGTCCGACACACTCGCCCTGGCGATGTCGATGTTCTGCTGGAGTCCGTGCAGAGCCTGCTTCCGCTCTTTCGCACTACCCTTACCCCAGGGGGTGTTTTCGATGGAGAGGTCAGCTTCTTCTTCGACCTTTTCCAACTGTTTGAGCTGCTGCGATCGGGAGGCGCCCGATTTTTCGATCTCTTTCACCCGTTTGCGCAGCTCTGCCACGTACTTGAACGACTGCGGCAGACCCTTCGACCGCTGGAGCGCCTGGAGTTTCAGGGTGTCTTTCGCCGAGGTGATTTTCGCTTCTTCGATCTTGGTCAGGGTCTCGCCGACACCTTCGCTGGACCCGTACCCGAACAGGTCCTCCAGGGGGCCGTGGAAGTCACCCGAGCCGGTGAAGAAATCCGAGATGCCGGTGGCAAACCCGCCGTGGCTCCCCGGTTTGGATTCCGCCAGTTTCTTGAAGGCTTCCGCCGACGGCGCCGCAGCTTCGACTTCCCCGAGCTGCTTTTCGATGTCGTCGGTCAGGCTCGACATGAAGCTCTCCAGGAGGAGGGCGATGGAGAAGCCGAAGAAGATCGTGCCGATGCGGTTCAGCAGGCTGTTCAGCGCGCCGCCGAAGGCCCCGATCCCGGTTTTCAGCGCGCCCACGCGGGTCGAGTTGCGGGCGACGCTGCTCTCGGCCTGCCGCATCGTGGACTCGGCCTGGGGCGGGACGATCAGCGCGCTGGCCTGGGCGGCGCCTTTGGCCTGGGCGGCGACCTCGTTGCCGATGCCCGCGCCCGTGGCGACCGGGGCGCCGGAGGGCCGCTCGTAGCTCGTCGGGTAGAACTGGACGCCCTTCGTCCGTTCCCGCTCGGCCAGGGTCTCGTTGACGCTGAAGAAGCCCCGCTTTTTGGTTCGTTCCAGCGACTCGTTGACGGAGCCGAGGCGCTGGTCGGCGTAGGCCGCCTGCACTTTGAGCTGGTCCACCAGCTCGGCGTTGGCGACCATCTGGCCTTTGTAGTTGGCGAGGGCCAGGTTCGAGCGCTCCAGGGCCTGGGCGGATTTCTCAGTGCCGCTCTGGGCCTGCACGGCGAGGGTCTGGTTGCGGTCCAGCTCGGAGAGGTAGACCTGCCGGGCGGAGTCGCTTTCCCCGGCCGCCCGGTTGATGCCGGTGGTGACCGAGGCCCGGCGCTCCTCAAGCTGTTTCTGCTCCTCCAGCAGGCCGCCCCGGAACTTCCGCGCGTCGCCGATCGGGCCGGAGTCAAAGGCCCGAGCGAAGAAGCCGCGCGCGCCCGTCGGCTGACCCTGGGGACCCCCGGCGATGCTCTCGCCGAGGTCGAAGCGGCGGAGGGTCCGCATGACGATCGCGAGCTGAAGCGCGTAGCTGAGGGTCTGCTTGACGCCATCGGGAAGCTCGTTGAACGTGTGCGTAAGTTGCAACGCCAGTTGCAAGGTCGAGTTGAGCAGTGCGAGCAATCCCCCGAAGGCGTCGAAGGCGTGGGAGTTCGCGAGTTCGCCGCCGACCCGTTCGAGGGTGACGGCGATTTTGCTGATCTGTTCATCCACACCCGCGAGCTGGGTTTTAAGCTCCTGCGCGGCGCTGCCTTTGGCGGCTTTCGGTGAGGTTTTGCGGAGGACTTTTTCGTAGAGCGCCTGCTGCTGGAGAAGCGGGGTACCGATCCGGGCGCCGTACTGCGGGCCGAAGATCGCGGCGGCCAGCTCCTGGAGTTTGTCGCCGCTGAGTTTCTGGGCGACGCCGAACGCCTGGGTGATTACTTTGTCGATCGACTGACCCGGCTCGATGCCGAACTGGCGCAGCACGTCCTGGTTGGCGGCTTTGCGGAGGAAGTTGGGGGCGCGCGCGATCGCGGTACCGATCGTCTGGCCGGTGTTGCCGGTGGCCTTCTGAGCGGTGGTGATGATCGCCAGCAGGTGAGAGAAGTCACCTCCGGCGGCGTGGAAGGTGCCGCCCGCCTTCGCCAGCCCGGCCTCCACGTCGGCGATGCTGATGCCGAACCTGTTCTGGGCGGCGTTGATCTGGTCGAAGACCTCGGCCATTTTCGAGGCCGGGAGGTGGAAGCCGTTGACGATCGCGATCAGGTACCGCGTCGCCGAGGCCACGTCCAGCTCCCCGACCTTGACCGAGTAGAGGACCGCTTTGGAGGACTCCAGGGCGGCGTTCTGGGTGTGGAACACCTTCCCCATCTGGTAGGCCGCTTCGGCGACGGTCTGGACCGGCAGGTTGAAGTCGCCCGCGAGCGCGGAGAATTCTTCGCGCAGCTTGGGGGCGTCGATCCCTTCGGTGACGACGCGGCTCAGGAGGTTCACGCCGGAGTAGGCGTCGAGCGCACCTTTGCCGAGGGCCTGGAGCGCGCCGAAGGCGCCGTAGACGGCCGACCCGGCGACGAGCCAGCCGCCGAACTTGCCGATGGTCGAGGCCGTCTGGTAGCCCAGCTCGCGGACCGTGACCTCGCCGCGCTGGGCGGCGCTGATGAACTCCGTCGTCAGGGCGCCGTGGCGGTGCATCGCCACCGAGGCGACGTTCTGCTCCTGCGCGAGTTTGGAGACCGACAGGCGGTAGCTCTCGGCCTCCGAGCGGGCAGCCTGGTAGCGCCCCGCCTCGGAGTCGAGGCTGGAGCCGACGATGCTGGGTTTCGACGGCGCCGGGAGGGCAGGGAAGCCGCCGGGGGGCGGGAGCTTGCCGCCGGGGGGGATGATCGGGGGGCCGCCGCCGGAGGCGCCCGAGTAGCCGAACTGCTGGAAGGTTTTCCGGCCGCCCGCGTAGGGGCCGTAGCGGGCGGCGTTGCGGTACGCCTGGGCCTGAGCCTCCAGGGACGACACTCCCTGCGCCCTGGAGGCGTTCAGGCGGGCCTGGGCCGCCTCCTCGGAGGTGAACGCCTTGGCGCGCTGCTCGGAGCCGCTGACGACCTGACGGCTCGCCGACTGGCCCCTGGAGCCGCCCTCCTCGACCAGGGCGCCGCGCCCGGCCGTCCGACCCTCGACCTGCGTGCGCAGCCGCCGCTCCGCCGCCGCGTCGGCCTCGATTTGACCCTGGAGGGTCTTCGCCTCGACATTCGCCCGCTGGACAGCCGCCAGGGCCTGCTGGGCGGCCTGGTTGAACTCGCGAATACGGGGATCGACCTCGGCCACCTACCCCCCTACCACCAGGTCCTTCGCCGCCGGGTTCTGCACTGGGTCCTCGATCTCGCTGCTGGAGCCGCTGACTTTTTCTTTGCGCCGCACTTTGACGGCCGCGAAATGCTGCTCCAGCTTCTCGGCGTCGAGCCAGATGGCCCGCGACGGCATCTCGTCCTCCTCCAGGTTTTCCTGGAAGGAGATGAAGGTGAGGGCCTGCCGGATCGCGTCGAACCAGACCGACGGGATGTCCCGCAGGTCAGTGATCCCCGGCGGGTACAGCTCCTTGACGGTGCCGAAGTCGCGAGCGAGGCGAACAGTGTCAATCCAGGAGTCATCCGTTAACAGCGGTTTGAAGTGACCTCCCGGCGGCGGCTTCGATGTCCTGGAAGCCTTCGCGCAAGGCCAGGATGACCTCGGGCGCGGCGGCCTTCAGGTGGTCGATCGAGCCGTACACCCGGTCCTGCGGGAAGCCGGGTTTTGCCGGGTCCTTCGGCTGGAGGGTGCAGATGTACCACTGCCACACCGCGTACGCCTCCTCGGAGGCTTCTTTCGAGATGCCCTGGATGCGGTTCTCCCGCACCAGGTCGATCAGTTCGTCCAGCGACTTCGCCTCCAGCGACTCCTTCAGCGGGCGCTGAATCTCCTCGCGCTCGGCGTTGACCGCATCGACGTAGGCGCCGACGTGCTTCTGCAACTCATCGAACTCCTCGTCGGGCCGGTCCTCGGCCGGGATCAGTTCGAGGGCACGCAGCCGCTCGCGGTCGTCTTCGATCGTGGTGAAGCCGCGCTCCTCGTCGGTCCGCACGGTGGTCATCGCCGCCATGTGGTCCTTCAGGAAGTCGGCGTTGATGACCTGTTCGACCAGGCCGCCGTGATCGTTCTGGCGCTCCAGCTCTGCCAGCTCGCCCTCCAGGATCGCGCGCGAGTCGGCCTCCTCGTCGCGCAGGACCCGCATCTTGCGGGCGGCGGCGGCGTCGGCCTTCTCCTTCAGGCTGACCACCTGGAACTGGTTCGGGAGCCTGATCCAAGCGTGGAAGTGGACCGGGTTCTGACACTGGCCGTTCTCTCCGTCCTCGCACTCGTCGGCGCCGGGACCGACGTGGACGTAGCGGCTGAACTCGAACATCTGACTGGAGTTGCGAGTTTCGCCGGTCGTCTGCTCCGGTACCGGCGGGGCCTCGGGGGACTCGGCGGCGGGCACGGTCTGATCGCCGGGCGCGGGCGCCTCGGCGATCGGTGCTGCGGTCTGGGTATCTGCGGTGTCGGACATGGAACTCCTCCTCCTGTGTGTTTCGCTTTGCCTTGCCTGTTGCTCCGAGGGGAGCGCTGATCCATGTACGCGGCCTCACTGCACGGCCGCTATGTCACCGCTGACTTCCCTACGGTTTGCCCTTGACCTCGGCGAAGGTGCCCTCCACCGAGCTGAAGTTGAAGGCGAAGTCCGTGGCCTGGTTCACCTGGGCAGGCGTACCGGGAGGCTGGAACTTCGCGTCTTCCACCAGAAGGGTCTTGATGATTTTGCTGGGGTCCTTCGGGTTCTCGATCTGGATTTCGAGTTTGACGGTGTTGTTGTTGAACCAGCCCCAGACCTCTTTTTCGCCGTCCACTCCGGTGAGCGCTTTCATCACGGAGAAGAAGGCGGCTTTGTTCTTGGAGCGGATGGTCAGGGTGCCATTCGTGTCGGTCCCGTTGACGACGCGGCCGGTGATGTCTTCCGTCCCCAGCTCGCGTTCGACTTCGCCTTCGACGGTCCCTTCGAGGGTGGCCGTCTGGATGCCGCCGATGCGAACGCCGTCCACCAGGACCCGGATGTTCCGGCCCCGGACGGCGCCCGGCTTGGTCAGCGTGCTGGCGTGGACCGACTGCGGGAAGGAATGGGCCACCGAGGTGAAGTAGGCGATGCGGATGTCGGCGCCGTTTTCGGGGGCCGTGGTGAAGGTGACCGTGGCGGTCGAGCCGGGGAATTCCGCCCCGCCCGTGACCGTGTAGTCCACGCCTTCGGTCTGGAGTTCGCCGTCCACGATGACGCCGAAGACCGACCGGAAGTCCGTCCCTTCCGCGCCGCCGCGCCGGGTGTGGACCGCCAGCTCGGAGGTCAGGAAGGCTTTGGTCGCCCCGTTGCCTGCGAAGTCCTCCTCGCGGGGGCAGCCTTTCCCGTAGTAGAAGCTGCCGCCGGAGAGTTCGACGGTCTGGTTGGCGTTGTCGGTGACGCCGAAGTTGTAGGAGACTTTGGTGGGGTAGTAGCCGGGGATCAGGTGGCCCGCCTCGATGACCCCGGCCGAACCGCTCTCCGGTTTCTTCCAGGGCGACGGGATGTTCACCATGATGCAATCGACCCAGTTGTACTGCGTGCCTTCCGGGTCGCTGGCGCCGGGCGCGGCTGCCGAGCCGCTGCCGCCGGGCGCTGCGCCGGTCAGCCAGGCCATGATGTCGGTCGAGACATCGAGGTCCTGCATGGAGAAGGTGAAGTCTGGCTCCTGCGGAATCTTGTCCACGACCAGACGGTTGCCGACCTCGCGGATGGTCTCGATCGGGAGATTGACGTTCCCGAGACCCGCCTGCTGGATGCGGTCGATGACGTTGTTGCCGCTGAGATGAAGGATGCTGCCTGCGCGAATCGACATGAGTTAGCTCCTGGCCTCGTCGCGACTACCGGCAGGCGCGGTGGCGGCCCTCTCGGCCTGGTCCCTCATGTCACGCGCAAATCCGTTCATCGCCTCGTCTTTCAGTTCGATCAGCTCACAAACGTCCGTAGCTAGTGCAGTGAATTTCCGCCGGGCTTCGATCTTGACTTTTTCCGACACATCGGCCGGAAGCCTTGGCTCACAATGCTCCTCGAAGTAATCGAGGAACTGAGCCATGTATCGGTTCTTGCGTTTGTGAACGTATTCGGCTCTGTCCATGCCTGTTACCTGCTTCGCCTTGCACTCCTAATATACGAGCGCCATCACCGAACGATCCGGCGCAACGCAGGCAGGTTCGCAGAGGCTCCGGCGGCGATTTTGCGCAGCTCGCCGATTCCACCCACCACCGCACTGCCCAGCGTCCGCTGGCGGAACGCCTCGGCGAGCGCCGCGCCCTCGCGCAGGAAGGCCCGCTCGGGGATGGGGTTCTGGATCGTCATCGGCGGCCCGCTGGTCACTTCAAAGATCGGGTGGGTCCTCGACGGCGCCGCGCCCGCCGGGGAGTTGCCGGGCTGGAAGAAGCCGGGCAAGGTCCGGCCGACGAGGTGCGAGGAACCGAACTCCTGCGCCCGCCAGTACGCACGGCCCTGGGCGTCGGCGACTTCATTCAGGGTCGAGATGTCACCCACACCGACACCGCCTCCCGGCAGTACCGTGGGAAGTGCGCGTGCCACGATCGCACTCTTGAGTCGTTTGGCCGCAGACTTACCAGGGGGGTCAGGACGCTTCTGCGTGGCGTGGATGCGGGACCGGATCATGTCCTCGGCCTCTTTGGCGGTGAGGATGGCGGCGGCCTCCACGTCGGCGCCAACCTGCGCGATGACGAGGGAGATGGCGGCGGCCTGGGCGCGACCCTCCACCCGGTCGGGGTTCTTCAGCGCCTCGACGCGGGCCTTCTCCAGAGTCAGGAAAGCGTCGATCAGCAGCGGCTCCGGTGGCAGCACGACGAAATAGTCACTGCCGTCGCCGCCCCCGACCTCGAAAGGTCCCTGGTAGGGGTCGGCCATCTACAGCACCACCAGGTATTCATCCTCCAGCCGAAGGTGAACCGTCCAGATGAAGCGCTGCCACGGTTTGGGATCGGCCACGGGCTGATGCTCGGAGGACACGCTGATGACGGGGAGGGCGTCGAAGACCGGCTCGCCGGGTTCACCGATGTCCTTCAGCGGCACCACTCGATCGGACTCCAGCGCCGTCGTGATCGCAGACGAGAGGTTGCGGCCCCAGGTGGCGTTCTTGGCGACGACGAAGAACTCGATCGTGACGAGCTTGCGGACGAGGTTCGAGCCGGTCTCGCCCTCTTTGCCACCGTCATCGAAGTTGAACCCCATCGCGATGTAGTTCTTCTCCAGGCCCCCCTCGAACTTTTCCCCGTCCCAGGCATCCAGCAGCTCGACCTGCGTTTCGGGGTATTTCTGGGCGCCGAAGATCAGGCCCCGGAGGTAGTCCTGGACCGACTGTTCGACCTTTTGGCTGCGCTGGATCACGATCTACGAACCCTGATTCATAGTTCGTGAACGTTGAACTGCATGCACGATCACCCGATCAGCATCCCCGGCGCCGCCGACGGAATCGAAGCGCGCGTCGCGTAGCTCCCAGTCGTCGTCGTAAATCACAACTCCCGTTGCATCTTCCAGGGAAAGTTTTTGCCAATCATCCGAGCCGATAACAAGCGCGGCTTCGCCCTCCTCGATCCGGCCGATCGCAGCTTCGATGTCCTTCGCCGCGCGGTCGGTGGCGCCGGGCAGGACCACCAGCGTCTGCGCCGACGCCGAGGTGAAGCCGGAGGCCAGCGGCACGATCGTGGGGTCGTAGGGCTGGCCGCTCTGGGGGTCCAGCGCCGTCCCCGGCGGCCAGGTGGTCGGCGTCGGCGTCATGTACCAGAGCGGGCGCCCCATCGCGCCCCGCAGGCGCACGCTGGCGTCGCGGAAGCCTGCCAGGTCCGGTTCCATCTACGGCCCCCCGAGCGGCGGGTCGAATTCGTTCCCGCCCATCCCGGTCGAGAAGCCCATGTTCGACAGGTACGGCTCGATCAGCATGTCGGTGTAGCGGTCGCGCACTTCGAGGGTGTTGATCCACGCCTCGGCGATGACGTTCTGGGCGGTGAGCAGTTCGACCGCTTTGTCGCGCTGGGCGCGCAGCTCTTTGACCCGTTCGGCCAGCGCCGACGCCGAGATGGCCCAGGTCCATTCGCGGTCGGCCTCTTTCAGGGTCTCGCTGGATTTCAGGTTCGAGAGGCTGTTCAGGAAGTAGTTGAGGGCGGCCTGGGCGACGATGACGGACTGCTCGTCCTCGGACATCGGCGTGTCGGTCTTCCAGGCGCTCGGCGCCATGTAGGCGGTGTCGCGTTCGACCACTTCGAGCTTGTGGGGGAAGGCGCCGGAGCTGTAGAAGATCACGTCGGCGATCGCGTCGGCGATCACGGCCGTCACCTGGTCGTCGCTGAGTTTCGCCGACACCGCCGCCGAGCCGGTTGCTTCCGGCCCGTCGAGCGCGCGGCGCATGCGCGGGATCAGGACCCGAACGTCGCTGAGATCGGTGACCGGCCCCATCAGCCGACCAGCTCCCCGGCGGTGACGAAGCCATGCCATTCCTTGCCGGGGCCGCCGCCCTGGCCGCTCCAGATCGAGCCGCCGCCCGCCGAGCAGGTCGAGCGGCCCGGCTCAGGGTTCTTGTCGATCGTCAGGCCCGGCGCCTCGCCGTGGACGCACCAGCAGTCGTGGTCGTCGCCTTTGCGGTCGCAGTTGTTGGCCTCCGAGCCGGGGATGAAGTCGGCGCCGTTGGGGAGCTTGATGACGTAGGCCGGGCCGGTGCCGCCGTTGATGCCCCAATGCTCCCGGCCCATCCAGGTCGCCTCCCAGATCGCGCCGGGCGGGGCCTCGCGCAGCGTCATCTCGCGGCCGTCGTCGGCGTGGTAGATCGGGTCCTGGTTGACCTGCCACTGGTCCTCGGCGGTGAAGATGTAGGGGCACTTCTCGCAGGTGACCGGCCAGCGCTCGTCCCCGGCGAAGTCGGCGGGATCGAGCGAGGCGATCATGCCATGCTCGGCGAGGACCAGGGGGACGGTCCCGATCTCGATCGAGGCAGTGTGGTAGCTGCGCTCGGTGCCGGGACAGAACTCCTCGCCCTCCTCGGCGAAGTGAAAGCGTCGAAGGCTGCGCTTCGCCTGCGGCCCCTGCTTGATGAGGAAACAGGCGATGCCCATTCAGACCTACGCTTTCCCGACCGCCTCCGGCGTGCCGACCTCCTCGCCCGCTGCGCGGCTGCCCTCGGCCGTCGCGCCCTGGGGCTGTGGAGCGGCGCCGGTCTCCTCGGGGGCCTGGCGCGGCGGCGGCGCTTTCCCTCCGGCGGCGGCCTGTTTCTGGCCCTCTGCCAGGCGGGCGGCCTCCGTTTTGGCCTGCTCCTCGTTCTCGGCTTTCAGCCGGGCCGCGTTCTCCTCGGCGACGCGCTTCTGCTCGGCCGCCTCCGGCGACTCCGCGTTGTCGCCGATCGGCCGCCGGTTTTTGATGTCGGCGGCGTCGGTGATCTTGACGAGCTGGCCGTTGATGAAGGGGTTGTCCTCGTCGCGCTGGGGCGCGTTGGCGGTGGCGATCTGCTCGTCCTCCGAGAGCCAGACGCTGGCGCCGGGTTTGACGGGGATCGCGACCTCTTTGCCACCGGGTTCGAGGGTGACGACCCCGATGATCCCCGGCGAAGCGTTCTTGAACTCGGTCTTGGCCTGTGGCATGTGTACTCCTCCTGAGCGTGTCTGGACCGTTGCCGCCTCACCGTAGCGGCGCCGCCAGACGACGACGCCGCGCTAGGTCTCCTAGGTCAGGACGATCCGGCCGATGCGCCCGCGCTGCGCCCCGTAGAGGAGCATTCCCGCGTCGCGGCCGGTCTCCCAGCGCCGGTAGAAGGACTCTTTCTGGAGCTGCTGCACCTTGGCGGTGTCGCCGAAGTAGGTGAGCCGCCCGGCGCGTTTGCCGACGAGCCAGATTTCGTTGTTCGGCAGGACGAAGGTGCCCGCGAAGTCCTGGAAGTTCTCCACCTGGACGACGGGGTAGCCCTTGTACTGACCGACCTGGCCGGTGTTGAAGATGCGTTCCGCGACGTTGATCCCGAACGTGAGGCCGATGTTCGAGAGGTGGCGCACGGCGGTCCGGGTGCCGAGGATCGACACGTCGCCGTCGGAGCGGAGGGCAACTTCCTCCAGCACCGAGTCCACCTGCGTTGCGGTGAGGGTGGAGAGGGCGAAGGAGCCGAAGAAGGTCCCGCCCTGGATGGACGCCTGGATCAGTTCGATCAGCCGGGTGACCGGGAGCTGCCTGATCTTTTCCTGGGCCTGGCCGACGAGCTTGTCGAAGGTGCCCCAGAAGTCCAGGCTGATCTCGTCCTGGTGGAAGTCGAGCGCGGTCACCATCTCCTCGCGCGGCATCACGGTCCGCTCGTAGCGGATGATGTCGCTGAGAATCTGGCCGCCTTTGCCCTGCCAGTAGGCACGAAGACCACGCAGGTCCTCGTCCACGAAGTCCGGTTCGCCGAGACCGACCGTTTTCACCTCGATGATCTGAGGCACGATGTCCTCGACCATCGCATCGCTCCAGGCGATGTTCAGGAGGTCGTAGGCCAGCTCCTCCAGCTCGGAGGGGTGGCGCGAGAAGTGCGAGCCGAGGTCGGCGTTGCATTCCCGCTTCATGGCATCCCGTTTCGCCGTGTCCTCCTCGGCGTTGATGCGGCTGAGCGTGTCGAAGATCAGTGCGTCCATCGTTCTCCTTGTCCTTTTCTCGGCCTCAGCCGCCGACTAGAGCTTCCTCACGGTCAGGATGCCCTCGTTTTCTGCGTTCACTTTGCGGAACTCCATCACCTCGAAGATCGAGTCGATGTCGGCCGCAGAGTTTTTCGCCCAGGCCCCCGTACCTTCCTTGCCGCTCGGCCGGGCACCGTCGGCATCCCAGCCGATCAGGTCGCCGGGGTTGTAGGCCGCCGGGGTCACCAGAGTCAGGTGGAACACGCCCCTGTAGTAAGCGTGGACGTATTCCCCGTCTTTGATGACCTGGTTGCGGATTTCGTTCGGCCCCAGCGCCGTCGGCCCGGTGTTCGGGTCGGGCACGTCCACCGTCCGCAGCGCGATCGCGAGCTGGGTGGCCGGGTCGGAAGAATTGGCCGTCCGCATGAACAGTTTCCCCGCGCTGGCGGCCGGGACTACGGCGACGCCGGGGGTGATGTTGCCGGACGCGAAGCGGTTGGACCAGTGGTCGCCGTCGTTGAAAGCGAGGGTGACGTTCGGCAGTTTGCCGACGCCGGTAAGGGGGTACGGACCTGCGGTCTGGTTAACGATCGGCGTCATTGGTTCGTTTCTCCTGTTCCTGGTCTCTCAGGTGGTCCGTACTACTCGGCCGCCGTCGGGGTTTTCGAGGGCATGAGGCCCCGCATGACGCTGGTGCGCTTCTCCGGGGTCGGCTCCTCGCCGCTCGGACCGCCGCCGTTACCGGCGTGGGCGCGGGCGACCTCCTCGCGGGAGAACTCCCCCGGTTTGGCGCCGCCACCGCTCGGGGGCGTGCTGGCCCCCTCGTCGGCCGGAGCCGCCGGGCCGCCCTCGTCGCGGGCGACCTGCGTGGACTCCTCCAGTTCCTTCAGGCGAGCCTCCCAGTCCTCCTCGGAGAGGGTGCGCGCCTGGTCCTCGACCCGGCTGCGGGTGAAGTCGCCGACCTTGGCGAGGAAGCCCTGGCCGAGCTTGCCCAGGCGCTCCTTGGCGAGGTCGTCCTTCGCCTTGTCCTCCTCGGCGGCGGTGACTTTCGCCTCGGCGGCGTCCGCGCGGTCCTTCTCGCGCTGGGCCTCCGCCTCTTTCTCCTCGGCCTTCTGCTCGGCCTCGGCCTTGGCGGTCTCCGCGTTGTCGGCGCGCAGTTTCTCGGCCGCCAGCTCCTCGGGAGTCGGGCGCTTCTGAAGTTCGGCGTACTCCTCGCGACTGATCTCGATTGGGTCCATCGTAGAAGTCCTCTTTCTCCTTGGCCGGTCGTGCTGCGCCTTGTGGTGAAACTCTGCTACCTCGTCCTGGAAAACCTCCAGGTGGGCCTGGTCGTAAGCCCCTCTCGCCCCCCGCGTTCCGAAGATGAGTCCGGTGCCGGTGAACGTGACATCTCCTAATATACGAGCGCCATGTCCGTCCGACGCCTGCATGTGCTGACACCAGTTCTTCCGCTCCGCACCATCTAGGAGCTTCGGGAAACTTTCACCACACTCGGCGCAGGTGTACCAGGGGGACCGGCACTCCATCGACTGCATGAGCGATCCGGCTTTGTAGTTGGTCATCGCCTCCTCGCACACTTCCGGGAAGCGGTGCTGCCAAAGCGCCATCGCGGTCTCGATGCGCGAGCGTGGAACGTCGTCTTTCTCGGGGACCCTGAGCGCGGTGTCGGCGATCAGGCCGACGGCGGTGCGGGGATCGTGCATCACCGTGACGGGCATGAACATCGGGGTCAGCGACTTGATCCCCAGCTCCCCGGCCGTCCAGACGTGGCCGTTGGCGTTGGGGTTGTCGGCCTCGACGTAGTTGCCGCGCAGCCACAGCAGGTTCTCGTTGGGCGCGGTCGCTTTGAGCTGGTCGGCGAAGGCGAAATGCTCGATCTCCTCGGCGCCGGGGGTCAGCGGGGTGACCGGGGCCACCAGGAAGATGCTCTGCCCGCGCTCGAAGAAGGTCGGCTCGATTTTCTTCCCCATCGGACCTAATCTACGACTGGCGTTGGACGATAAGCCGGTCGGGCGCCACTCCCGCCGAGGCCACGGCCTGCCTCAACCCCCCGGAGAAGTGGCCGCGCTTTCATCTGCCTCGGCGGCAGCGGCTCCGGCACTCAGCGGACTAGGATCGTGCCGCGCCCGCGACGCTTCCCGGTCTCCCTATCAACCGCTGGCCGGTGCGTCGGCGCGGCAGCAGACTACTCGGCCGGTGGGGACGGAAGCGCGGGCGGGTCCTCCGGCAGCTTGATCGGGAAGCCCCAGCGCAGCGTCAGCTCCTCGGCCTCCAGCGCGGTGAACTCGGTCTCGCGGAAGCAGACCATCTTGGCGACGAACGCGCCGTCGCCGTCGCGCTGGCCGATGACGAGCGACAGGCCGCCCTCCAGCCGAATCGCCTTCGGGTCCCTGACCACATAGGTCGGGTTGACCGGCACGTAGAGGCTCGATCCTTTCTGGACGGCCTCGGTCCCGCCGTCCTCCAGGACCCGGCGCTCGGTCTCGGTCATCCGGCCGACGGCCCGTTTCGGGTACTGGTCGAGGACGGCGTAGGTGACCTCGCCCATCCGGCAGACGGCATCCAGGTCGTCCTCGTACC